AAACAGATGAAGATGGTGCTGGCTTACCTTGGGATAGTTTTACTCTCGCTCTTACTGGCTTTGTCACACGTCAAGTTACCGGTAACACAGCTAGGGATATGATCCAAGCAATGATGAAATCCGCCACCAAGAAAGAGTGGAATGGATGGTATCGACGTATCCTTATCAAGGACTTGCGTTGCGGTACAAGTGAAAAAACAATTAACAAAGTAGTGGAAAAGAAATATGCTGACTATGCTATTCCTGTATTCGGTTGTCAGCTTGCTCATGACAGTGCTAATCATGAGTCGAAGGTATCAGGCAAAAAACTTATCGAAGTTAAACTCGACGGAGTTAGAGTGCTTACTATTGTACGTAGTGATGGTCGGGTGGATATGTTCAGTCGCAATGGTAAAGAACTGGTTAATTTTCCGCACATTGTAGAACAACTTAGTGCAGTGGTCAAGACACATGGCACTGACAAAAATATAGATGTTGTACTCGACGGCGAGATAATGAGTAGCAGTTTTCAAGACTTAATGAAACAAGTACACCGCAAGGACAATGTGGAAGCAGGTGATGCTGTTCTCAACTTGTTCGATGTGATTCCATTAGAAGATTTTGAAAAAGGTGTTTGGGACAAAGATCAATCTGCTCGCAGTGACATGGTTTACTATTGGCACAAAACTTACAAAGACATGTTGCCTAACGTATCCGTTGTTGGTCATGAACTTGTTGATTTGGATACCGAAGAAGGTCAAGTTCGTTATAAAGAAATCAATGCCAAAGCCATTGAGGGTGGATATGAAGGCATCATGCTTAAAGATCCAGCGGCTGGATACGAATGTAAACGCAGTGTGGCTTGGTTAAAACTCAAACCGTTTATTGAAGTGTCGCTTGCTGTAGTTGATACAGAAGAAGGTACTGGTAAGAATGTGGGTAAGCTGGGTGCGCTGGTTTGCGAAGGTGTCGACGACGGCAAGTCTATTCGTGTCAATGTTGGCAGTGGACTTACCGATGAGCAACGTGATGGCTTTTGGCAGTTTAAAGATGATTGCGTTGGCATGGTGGCAGAAGTACGTGCTGATGCAGTAACACAAAATCAAGACGGCACATACAGTTTGCGCTTTCCACGTTTTAAAGGTTTTAGAGGATTTGCCCCAGGAGAAAAAATATAATGACTAATCCGTTTCGTGATCAAGAAAAATTTATGCGGGCTTGCGACCAAACAGTTGGGGGCGAGTTTGATGAAGATCAATTTAATTTGTATGTTACATTGATTGAAGAAGAATGCAATGAACTTGCTGATGCTATTCAAGCGCATGATCAAGTAGAAACACTGGATGCTCTTATTGACATTTTGGTTGTTACCATTGGTGCTATTCATAGCATGGGCAGTGATGCTGAAGGTGCATGGAAAGAAGTAATGAGTACAAACTTTGCTAAAATTGGTGAAGATGGCAAAGTACGTAAGCGTGAAGATGGCAAAGTATTGAAGCCGATTGGTTGGGTTCCGCCTGATCTAAAATCGTTTGTATAAGGAATAAAAAATGAGATCGCATTATTGGACTATTGGAAAATTTTCAGACTGGCTTCGCGGCACACCCAAGCTCAAGTGTGGCACTAGCGAAGAATGGGATGCCTGGTATAAGACTGCTGAAAAAGCACATCCTATCCGTTACTGGATTGCCGAAGAAGGTCTAGACCACCTTCAAAAATTTGTTTACTACATACCGGACAAGCTAAATGACATACGCTATTATATTAACAATCGCTGGGTTACTCACAGCCATGCTCTTACCGCCCATCCTCGAGACATACAGCCGGGCAACTGGAGTGATGTGGGCAATCGCTTTCTTCCTTGTCTTTTCAATGAGCTTGTTAATTTTGTTGAAATAGAACAAGCGTGGCATCACTGCTTGTGGAGTGATGAAGCCAAGACCCAATTCAATGTGCCTTGGTACCGCACTGGTTGGCTACGACTACGTACATGGCGCAGTCCAGAAGCCGGCATGGAATATTTGAAATGGGCCAGTGAACTCACTGTTGGCGAGGACATGGGTGCTGAACCTGGTAGCGAAGGATTTGGGGAACCGACCTGGCAAGCCAAAAGTGCTAAGGAAATTATTGAGCTTTACACTTGGTGGACTGTGACCTATCGCGCTCGTCCAGACCCGCATAACGCCAGTGGCTGGAGTGCGTACTGTGAAGCAAGCCGTATTGCCAACGGCGGCAAACTAAGTTGGAGTAGTGACAAGAGCCCTGAACTCAAAGCCATGAGCGATGCCGCACACAAAAAGCTACAAGAAATCGAAGTGGCTTACGAAGCAGAAGATGAAGCCATGATGATTCGTCTTATCAAAATACGTCAAAGTCTTTGGACCTAATGAAGGGCGATGAAGTAACTAACGTAAACGGCCGCTTTGAATCACATTACTTAAATGATTCGGAGTCGGTCTTTTCTGCCCTTAACAAAGTCAGCCCTAGTTTCTGTCTTGCCAAGTGGTACAATGTCAGCATACACATACCCACAGGTCGCACACACAGTTGTTATCATCCGCCCACACATCAAATTCCTCTGAAGGAAATTGCTATTGATGTATCAGCACTACACAATACCAAATATAAAAAGAATCAGCGTAAACTCATGCTGAAAGGTGAGCGGCCGATCGAGTGCGGATTTTGCTGGCAAATTGAAGACAGCGGCACACAACTAAGTGACAGAGCTTATCGTAGCAAGGATGTGTATGAGCCTGGCTTGATAGAAGAAGCGCAGTTGGTAGAGAATCCTAATCCACGTTATGTGGAAGTAAACTTTAATCAAGCCTGTAACTTGAAATGTAGTTATTGCTCTCCGCACCTAAGCACAGAGTGGAACAAGGAAATAGACCGACACGGGCCTTACTTGTTAGCAGACAATAAAACACACAACGACACACAATGGATGCGGAATCAAAACATGGTTCCCAACAACAGTTTAGACAATCCATACTTGTTAGCTTTTTGGGAATGGTTACCACAGATATATCCCACACTACACACCTTCCGCATGACTGGCGGCGAACCTTTGATGGACAAGAATACATTCCGTATGTTTGATTACGTTAAAGAACACCCAAGCGAGCGGTTACATCTAAGCATCACATCAAACTGTTGTCCACCTAAAGGACAATGGACTAAGTTCATGACCAGCTTGAAAGAGATTACAGATACGGATGCTGTTAATCACTTTATGTTGTTCTGTAGTTTAGACTCGTGGGGTGCTCAAGCAGAGTATATTCGTAATGGTTTAGACTTCTGTACCCTATATACTAACATAACTGACTACTTGAAGAACAGTAGCAAACACAGTCTTACCTTTATTATCACATTCAATGCCCTGAGCTATACTGGCTTTGTTAAGTACATTGAGAACATACATAAATTAAGACAAGAATACAACACAGATAGACAGCTGATCTGGTTTGACATTCCTATGCTGAATGACCCTATGTGGATGAATCCCAAACTGCTACCTAACATGGTGTCTGAATTAGAACGTGCTATAGATTTTATGAAGGCAAATGAAGAAGGCGAACACAATCGCTTTAAGGGTTTTAAAGATTTTGAAATCAGCAAAGTACAACGCCTGATTGACTGGGTAAAGAGTGACAGCAAGTTTGACAGAGCCACAGCAATGAAGAACTTTTATCTATTCTTTAGCCAGCATGATGAACGCAGGGGAACAAGTTTTTTAAATACATTCCCCGAACTAACAGACTTTTGGAACACTTGTGAAAAGACCTAACGAAACCGATTTAGAATATAAAAAACGTGTACTGGATGCTATTAGCCCCAGCTTCTGCGGAGCCAAGTGGTACAATGCCACTATCTGGCTTGGATCAGGGCAAACAACAAGTTGTCATCATCCGCCTGCACATAAAGCAGACATACAAATAGTTAAATTTAATCCCAAGGCAATTCATAACACTCCCCAGAAGAAAGAAGATCGCCGTAAGATGTTGGCTGGAGAACGTCCTTCAGGGTGTGAGTACTGCTGGAAGATTGAAGATATGGGTGTGGACGCTGTAAGTGACAGACCTTACAAGAGTATGACATACACCGAAGAAGCATTGCTGGAAGCAACAAGAACTCCAGTGGACCAGGATGTGGATTTGCAAACACTTGAAATAGCATTTGACCGTACTTGTCAGTTTGCTTGTAGTTATTGTAACCCAGCGTTCAGTACAACATGGGTTAAAGATATTAAGAAGAACGGTCCTTATGTTAATCTAGTCACAGATGGTCGTGGACATTTTACTCATGTACACGAAAACGATCAGTTGTTTGACTTTCATGAAGAGAATCCGTATATTGAAGCATTTTTTAAATGGTGGGAAAGTGACCTACACCGCACACTGAAAGAGTTACGCATCACAGGTGGCGAGCCCTTGATGAGTGGGCACACTTGGAAGTTGTTTGATTGGTTTAAAGCAAACAAAAATAAGAGTACATGTCAGCTAGCCATTAATAGTAATTTGGGATTCGGGCAAGATGTAGTACAACGTATGCTAGACAGTACTGACGGTGTTAAGATGATGCTGTATACCAGCAATGAAAGTGTAGGGCCACATGCTGAATACATTCGTGACGGATTGGAATGGAGTCAATGGATCAGTAATATGGAATTCTTGCTTAAAGCAGAACGTATGCGTCTAAGTGTTATGATGACTATTAACGCATTATGCTTGGAAAGTTTGCCTGAGATGTTGGATCAAGTAATGGCTTGGAAGAAGACGTATGGACAATGGCACATTAACTTTAGTCTTAACATACTGCGTTTTCCAAGTTTCCAAAGTGCATTAACTTTGCCGGATCACGTTAGACAAGAATATAATAAACGTCTTGCTGAGTGGTATGAACTTAATCGTGGCAATCCGGATTTGAATAACTTTGAAAAGAGTAATATTGAACGTTTGATAGATTACTTAGACATTGTTAAAACTCCACACGGTGAGGGTTATGTACAAGCCACAGCACAAAAAGATTTCAAACAATTTTACGAACAATATGATGTTCGTAGAGGAAAAGATTTCCGTAAAACATTTAGCCCCATGCTTGTAGAATGGTATGAATCTATTTAATTGGTTTAAACCCAAGGATCCTGCAAAGAAATATTTTTACTTTAAAGAAGAAAAAATGGATCCTGTTAGCCCTACATTTTGTGGGGCTAAATGGTTTGAAAGTACTATATGGCTGTATCAGGGAACTACTGCCAGTTGTCATCATAACCCGTTCCATAAGATACAGTTGGATCAAAACGATCCTGGCTCTTTACATAACACTCCTGTCAAATTAAAAGAACGTATAGACATGTTGGCAGGCGGCAAGCCAACCAATTGTAGTTATTGCTGGAATGCGGAAGCTAATGGAACACTGAGTGATCGTGTGATAAAAACTAACAGCGTACCTACAAAAATATTTAAACGTTGGTTTCAAAGTAAACCGCTGGTTGTTACTCCTACACTTTTAGAAATTGCTTTTGAACGTACTTGTAATTTGGCCTGTGCATATTGTGGGCCAAGTTTTAGTAGCAAATGGGCAAGTGATATAAAGAAGCGCGGTCCGTATGTAAACTTGATAACAGACAGTCGTTACAACACCGACTCTGGTAATGATGTTATAGATAACGATCATAATCCATACACTGAATCATTTTTTAAATGGTGGCCTCTCATAGAACGTGATTTGAACTGTTTACGCATCACAGGTGGTGAGCCGTTAATGAGTCCAAATTTTTGGCGCTGTTTGGATATGTTTAAAAAATTCAAAGGCACATTAATAGTCAACACTAATTTGATTTGCTACAAGGATGAACTTCAGTCTCTACTGAACAAAACCCGTAAGGTAGAATTACGCATACACACCAGTATGGAAAGCAATCTAGACCAAGCTGAATATGTTAGGGATGGTTTTGATAAAACAGTATGGTTAGCCAACGTACATTTTATATTACATCATAGACGTGTTATGCTAAATGTCACCACTGCCATTAATAATATGGCTGTTTGGAGTTTTATCGATTATCTGAAACTCATGCGTGAGTTAAAGACTAAGTACGGAAAGAAGCGTGTGGAGATCAATTGTAACTTTGTACATTACCCTGCGTTTATGCGTGTACAAATGATTCCCGCCGCACAGCGTAGGATACTTGCCGATGAAGTCAATAATTGGTTCGTGTTGAATAAAAAACTGCTTAACGATAAAGAACAACAGCACATATTGCGATTCATAAGTACTATGGATGCAGGCTGGATTGATCAAGATTACGAAATTAAAGATGCGTACAATGATTTGAAGAACTTCATTGTGCAATATGACACCCGTAGAGGAAAGAATTTTAGACATGCCTTGGATAAAAGATTTGTTGAGTGGTACGATGGACTCTAACTGGTACTGTAAATTACCCTGGACTGGATTCAGTAATGACCCAGACGGCAAAGCACGGCCCTGTTGCCTGTACAAGGATCACATCAAAGACGATGCTGGTCAGATAATGTATGTGCAAACCAGCTCAGTCAAGGAGATATTCTCCAGCAAATACATGAAGGATTTACGACAGCAGTTTCGTGACGGTGCCAAACCCAGTGCTTGCGAAACTTGTATTGTTGACGAACAGAACAACTACACAAGCAAGCGTCAACGTCACATTGAAGGTGATTTTTATTTTTTACCGGACTATACTAAAGAGCCAGAATTCCCAGTAGAGTATCAAATGATACTGAGCAATGCCTGTAACTTGAAATGTCGTAGCTGTACGCCGAGTCATAGCAGTTTGTGGCAAGCTGAACACAAAGTTATCTGGGGTAATACTGGTTACAAAATGCCCGAAGGACAGAGTGGCGAAAACGACAGCGTGTTATGGAACAAGCGTAGTGAGTGGATGCCCAGTGTTGCTAGATTAGAAATTGTAGGCGGTGAGCCTTTTTACATTAATCGTTGGAAGATACTGTGGCAGGAGTTTATTGAACAAGACTTGGCTAAGAATATCAACATGGATATTAGTACTAACTGCACTATCTATGCTGGAGATACAGTTGCAGATCTAGTAGAGAATTTTAGACACATTGGGCTCGGGCTTAGTGTTGACGGCATGGGCAAAGTATACAATTACTTAAGACATCCTGGCGAATGGGAAGAAGTCAAGGCCAATATGTTTGCCTATAACGACATGATTAAAACTATCAATCGCAGAAAAATAGGACCAAGCGTTAGCCATACTATTGGTTGGATCAATGCTTGGGAGTTACCAGAATTTCATACGTTTGTCAAAGATGAACTAGATGAATTTAAAATATGGAATAACATTATTCACTATCCGCCGCATATGGCAGTGTATATGATTCCTGCCACACTTAAAGATCGTATTAAGGCCAAGTGGGCTACCTACGATTGGGGCAGATATAAAAACGACATCGCAGGCATTGTTAGTTTGATGTATAGTCAACAGCCCAGTGATGATGAAATCAAACAAGCCTACAAAACATTCAAACAACACGATACTGTGCGTAATGAAAACTTGTTGGATATTTTGCCGGAAGAGATTGTGGAAGAGATCAGACCTTACTATGAATAGAATTTGGATATTTGGAGATAGTTTTGCGTCAAGCTCTGATAGCAAATCATGGAGCAAGATGCTTGGTCCCAATGTTATTAATCTTGCCAGCAATGGTAGTAGCGAATATAGAATATGGAAAACATATCAACAGCACAAGATAAACATCAATCCCAGCGACCGTGTAATTTTTTGTCACACCAGTTTTAGCAGAGTATATCTAAAAAATACAGAGACTATATGGAGTAGATTACTACCAAGTCATCCATTGTGCGATTTAATCTTAGCAGATATACACGATAAAAAAGAAGATAAATTTATTAGTATTTTAAAACAAATATGGGATGAAATTTATTTCAAAGATACATACGAACTAATGTACAAGGATCTAACATCTGTACCTAACAGCATACATTTAAATTTTTTTGATAGCAGTTGCTACTACGATATATGGACCAGTAACCCTGGCAATATAAACCATATGGACGATGCTGGTAATTGTATGGTATTAGAAAATATCTTAGAAGAATTATGAGAATAATAGCATTTGGCAGTAGTCATACTACTGGATATAATTTGCAGGATATCAAAGGAGATACTGATGCTATTAGTAAATTTGCATATCCTCAGGTTGTTGCCAACGACTTAAAGTGTGAATGTATTAATCTAGCACGTACAGGAAATGGCTTAGATCAGATCTATACAGATGTATACGGATTTTTGCCTAGCAGTTTGCCCGATGACATACTACTTGTTCATTTACCAACAAACACAAGTTGGTTTAAATTGATTACTTCTGAAAATGAAGCAATTAGTATAATTAAACCTGATAGCTTAGATCCTAAGGGTCGACAATTTAAGACAGCCTTAAATCAGTACTATGGTATACTTACCGGCGACAATCATTTTAATCGATTATGGTATATAAATTTTTACAGTTTAATAAATTTATTACATTTTCATAAAAAGAAATTCATTTGGTTTACCGATTCGTATTTGGATGTGTATGAAAAATTTGAGTATTACATGGACAATATGCCCAAGTGTACAGCTACAGAAATTGAGAAGATGAAATTGGCAACTCCTGATCCTAGTCAAAATCATTTGAAGGAAACATTTTCAGATTATTTAATTCGAAATTTTCCAGCAACTCAGATGTCTTGCGGCCACTATAACATTGACGGGCACGACATTTGGGCAAGAACTATTTTGGTTCCCTACATAAAAGAGCGGTTGACATCATGACCCAGAGACGCTATAATACATACATTGTTAAACAAACAGGAGCAGAAATTGGCTACTAAAGCACCAGTAAAAAAGTCACGCATTACTAAGAAACAAGTAACCGCACATCGTACTCGTGCTGTCAAAGACTATAGCCCAGTTTGGGAAGGTTGCGAAACTTGGGACGCAGACACATTCCATCGTCATTTCAAACGCTCGATGGATTTCTATCGTTTAGAAAGTGACATTAAGAGTTACAAGCCTGCTGTTGCCAAGTGGATGGAAACTGTTGGTTGCGTCAAATCTGACATTACAGCGTTCAAAAAAGTAAAAGATTCGCGTGTTGGTACCACAATGGGTGCAGTGGCCTGCTGTTTGAATCGCGGTATGACTCCACACCGCGCTGACTTTAATCAAGGACGCGACACGGCCGCTTGGTTGCGAGCTGAGATTGTCAAAGTTATTGCTGAAGGCAAAAATGATGTTGACCCGGACGAAGTCAAAGCGGCTGAAGCGGCCAAACCATCGGTGTATGTTCCAACCATCCAAGAGCGGGTTAAAGAATCTGCCTACAGAATGACTGAAGAAATTGAAGATGCCATCGAAGGCTTCCAAACTGATCCAGAATCTTTTGATCCCAAAGCATTTAAGATGCTTAACTTGCTCAAAGGCAAAGAAGTCAAAGCCGCTCACGCAAGGATCATTAAAGGGTTCTACAGCAAGGATTTAGCTGAGCTGGAGGAGTTGGCATCCGGCGGTGCAGACGAACAGCTACGTGAGGGCTACAGCCACCGTACGAAGAAGCAAATCAAGAACTTGATTGCATTCTATCAAGAGATTATGAGTGCATGTGATATGCTGGCACAAGAAGCCAAAGTTAATCGTGCGCCACGTGCTAAGAAAGCAGTTCCAGCAGAAAAGATTGTTGCCAAACTCAAGTACATGAAGACCAACGAGCCTCTAAAACTTGTGAGTATTAACCCAGCTGACATTATTGGCACTAGCGAACTGTGGATCTTCAACACTAAAACACGCAAGTTGGGCAAGTATGTTGCTAAAGAGTTTAATGTGCTAGGTGTTAAAGGCACCACAATCACTGGATTTAATGAGAATACCAGTGTACAAAAGACTGTTCGCAAGCCTGAGGACAAGCTCAAGGAATTCAAAGCCGCTGGCAAGGTACAGTTGCGTAAGTTCTTGGAAGATATCAACGCCACAGACACTCGAATGAACGGACGCATTAACGAAGATACTATCCTACTCAAAGTAGCATAATTAGAAAGCCCAGGACTCCTGGGCTTTCTTTTGGCTTTTATGTTTGTGTCTTTTGGTATAAATATACAAAAGGACTGCCTACATGAGCCAACTATTCACTATACTAGACGATAAAATTGTAATTAACAAGGCCCTGCTACGTTATGTAGAAGGTCCTACTTCCCTTACTGGGTCACTTGAAATCTTGGGCGGCGCTAGTGTACAAGATAATTTGATTGTGAAAGGCAGAATTGTTGCCGATGTTATCGAAGCTAACCAAATTATTAATAAGGGACTTGGCGGCGGCAGTGGAGACACTACTAATTTTAGAGCTGAATCCGAAGAGTCATTAAACGGACAAGGTGTTACTTGGAACGTTGGCGATACAGAAAGCACACTCGTATACCGTCCAGGCAACAGACTATACACCAACTTACATTTGGATTTGGAGCGTGGCCGTGCTTACAAGATAGATAATATCGAAGTACTGACTGGTAATACGTTAGGTAGTAGCGTTAGCCGTTCAAGTTTGCGTCAATTAGGTCCATTAAACAACTTAATTGTTAATGGTAATGTTGAGATTGGACAGTTTGTTTATGTAGATAGCGATACTGGACGAGTTGGTTTTGGTACTGAAAGTCCTAACGGTTCATTTAGTATTGTTGACAACGGTGCAGAATTTGTTATTGGCAGTCCAAGTACAGGCACAGTAAACATCGGTACTTACAGCAATCACGATGTTGCTATTACTACAGACAATATTGCCCGTGTTACAGTTAAAACAGGCGGTGATGTACATGTTGGAAATGTCACAAGTCGTGGCGCTAAGTTCTTTGTACATGGTACAATACATGCAGAAAACATTGTTACTGAAACTAAAATTGAACGTACTGACAGCGTTAAATTTCTAGCAACCGACGGCACAGTTTTCGGTATTGGTTTGCAGTGGGTGGGTTCTGGAAGTCCTAAGCAACTTATCCTACGCCCTGATCCAGATAGACTATGGTCAAGTGAACATATTGAACTTGCGGCGCATCGCAGTTTAATGATTAATAATAATAGAGTATTGGACGAAACCACACTAGGTGTATCTGTTACAGATTCTAGTTTGACTAGCGTGGGTAATCTCACGTCATTAACTGTAAATGGGGCGTCGGTTCTTAGCGATACTACTGCACAAAAGATACAAGCAACAGAAATTAATTTTGGTGAAGGTAGTCAACTGGTTAAAGTTAATGATAGAGGCGTTACTAGTAGCCTAAGTTTCAATCTAACAGTGGGTGAACAAAACATCATCTATGCTGACAGCGGAAGTATTACAATTGGTTCTTCAGAAAATACCCGTAGACAAATTCGAGCGTTTGGTACACTAAGCGTTAACGTAAATAATCCAGATCCAGAATTGCAATTTGCAGTGGCTGGTAATATTGGGTTCGCTGGCCGAAAATTCATTACTGGTGCGAGTGCGCCTGAACAAGGTAATTACAATGTTGGCGACATTTGTTGGAGCGATGTTCCACAGATTGGCGGTAATGTTGGTTGGATCTGTTGCGTTGCAGGTGCTCCGGGCATGTGGTTTAAATTTGGTATGATTGGTTAACCAATACCATTGACCTTTACGCATAAAAGCGTATAATTACTACATGCGGACTAAGACGCTCATCCCGCAATATAAACTCTGCGTGTCATTGCTTATTCAAGGAGAATACAATGGCAAAATTTTACTCAACAAAAACTTACGGTAACGACAGAGGCTTATCCTGCTGTTTTAGACAATGGCGTGCCACACACAGCCATTGCTCAACAATACATGGTTATTCAATTGGTATCAAATTAATATTTGAATGTGATACTCTAGATGACAAAAACTGGTGCATGGACTTTGGTGGCTTAAAAGAATTTAAGGCCTGGGCCGATTCTATGTTCGATCACACACTAGTGGTTGCTGAAGACGATCCTATGCTGGAATTTTTCAAACATATGAATGAGATGGTGGATATTGAAAGTAAAGATCATCTAAGCAAACTGCCACACGAGCGCGGCGCACTGTGCGATCTAAGAATTGTTCCAGGTGTAGGCTGTGAAATGTTTGCCAAAATGGCATATGACAAAATGGCTGAGCTTTTAGCTAGTGGCGATATGCATTACCCAATCAATCCAACAGTCAGGATCAAATCAGTTGAGGTATTTGAACACGGTGCTAATTCGGCTACGTACGAAGGTTAAGCATTACTGGAGACTGTGGGCAAAAGCTCTGGGTGAAAAATCGGGCAGTTCGGACGTGGAAGCGGACCGAATTGCTTGCATTAGAACTGCGATTGTGTTAATATATGTACTTACAAACTTTTTTATAATCTTAGGTGTCGTACGACACTGGTAAAGGCACACATGAAACGTATAGGCTATGCTTGCAAATGGTTAGACGATGCTAGTGAAGTGAGAGGCATGAAAGTAAATGCCGCTAATAGAGTAATGAATGGTCGCAGTACCACCATGCGATGGTTGCGTGAACATCCGCTTGAAGCTGAACAACGTCAATATGACTTGATGAATCACAACACAAGTGCCGCGGTTAAAATGATTGAAAAAGTTGCTACTCTGCCACCCGAGCGCAGAATGATGCGTATTGGATCTGAAATGCTGAGTGGCTACACTGAAAAAGATTGGATTACTTGGTGGCAACATCCAGATCAACAACAGCATTGCGAACGTATCTTTGCTCCAGTAGGTGAAGCCGCTCGCAAACATGATGTGCGTATTAGTTTCCATCCAGGACAGTTCTGTGTGCTGGCCAGTGAGAATCCCGGCATCGTAGAACGTAGCATTGAAGAATTTGAATATCATGCGGACATGGCTAGATGGATGGGCTTTGGTAAGACATTCCAAGACATGAAGATCAATGTGCATATTTCAGGCAAGCGTGGTCCTGAAGGCATCAAAGAAACGCTGAAGAAGTTGAGCCCCGAAGCCCGTAACTGCATCACTATTGAGAATGATGAGAACTGCTGGGGTGTGGATAGCAGTATTGAACTGGTGGATCACTGTGCGCTGGTATTGGACATTCACCATCATTGGATTCGCACCGGCGAGTACATTCAGCCTGCAGATGATAGAGTCAAACGTATCATTGATTCTTGGCGTGGTGTACGGCCAGTATGCCATTACAGTGTGAGTAGAGAAGATGTGTTGGTGGATCACCCAGTGAATGTGTTGCCAGATCATACTGAACTGTTAGCACAAGGCTACAAGAAACAAAAGATGCGGGCACACAGTGATTGGTACTGGAATCAGCCAGTGACTGATTGGGCGTTGGGCTTCTGGGAAAACTTTGACATCATGTGTGAAAGCAAAGGTAAAAACTTGAGCAGTGAGCAAGTGTACAATAGGGCAGTAGAACTAAAATTAGTATAGGAATTATGAAACAAATAGATGGGAAATAACACTAGTAAAAAAGGTCAGCGCACCACACAACGACAAGCGCCTCGGCAATATGGCGCTACAAAATCAAGCCCAAAGCTATCTCGAGATCAACTGATACACAGGTTGGAAACTCTCCGAGAAGAGCTGGAAGAAAATCCCAATTTGAATGAACAGCGCAAGGCCAGGATTCAAGAGGATATGGCTCGATACTCTGAGCAATTAGACAAGTTAATATAAGGGCACAAGACCCTTATATTATTTTGCCGCTTTTGGAGTACGTGGCTTTTTAGCCGCTGGTGCTTTCTTAGCTGTAGTTTTCTTAGCCGCTGGCTTTTTAGCTGGAGCCATTGATTCAACAACTGCTTGAGTAGCCTGGTCAGCAACTGGAATTGGACGTTGGGCAAGAGCAATATCTGATGTATCTTCCCATGATTTTGCTTCTACTTTATACGGTACTTCGGCAACTGGTGCTTCCTTAGGTGTAATTCCAAACAAACTTTTAATATAATGTAACATGGTTAATCTCCTGTTGAGTATTTATATAGCTATAATTGGCCTATAGTTTTTAAGCTACTAGCCGGTATATCCCAAATCTTACGTGCTTCTACACCTTTGAGTTGTGCAAACTTTTTTGGGTCACAGTCAGCACACACATGGTAAAAATTATTGTTTATGCGTTTGGGATCCATACTTCCTTTATCTCGATAAATTACTTCGCTACATGCATCACATTGTAGCACAACCACAGTTTTTTTACGCTTGTAGGTATGAGTAATGCCCCTATTGCTGGTGCGTACATGATGTGATTCTCTAAACTCAGTGCGTATGAACATATACTATTTACATTCGGATTATAAAATTGGTTTGATAAATATCATATCGAGGGCAATCATGATCACTATATCCGAGTCAGCAAAAACAAAAATCAAGGACCTACTCCTTGAAGAAAACAATCCCCAATTATCATTACGCACTTTTGTACAAGGTGGAGGCTGTAGTGGCTTTAGCTACGGTTTTACTTTTGACGATGTAATGAATGAGGATGATTTTGAAGTTCCTCTAGATGAATTTAAGTTACTTGTAGATGCAATGAGTATGCAATATCTGCAGGGTGCAGAAATAGACTATAAAGAAGAGCTTGCAGGCAGTTCTTTCACAATCACAAATCCCAACGCAAAATCAACATGCGGTTGCGGTTCTAGCTTCGGAGTTTAATAAAAATGGCAAAACAAGAAATTGATATTGGTATACAAGGTAATGACGGCACAGGCGACAGTATTCGTGACTCGTTCCGCAAGGTAAATGATAACTTTACAGAAGTATATGCAATTTTTGGCCTGGGCGGCACGATTAAATTCACTGCTCTAGGGGATACTCCGGATAGCTATACTGCTGATCAGGTGTTTATTACTAACGGTGCAGGAACATCAATACTTGCTAAAACACTAACTGCCACTGGAGGTGTTAGTATTGATAACAGCCGTGCTGGCGAATTACGTTTGGTTGGTACCACATCCGATTTGAGAAACGACATTGCTCCTCGTTTAGGTGGACCATTAAACATTAATAATTTAGCAGTTGGTAACATTCCTGATCCAAGCTCAGCATTGGTCAATGCGTTCAATGCCACGTATGCAAGTCTTGGTATTTCAACAACTATTGATAAATTGGCAATTAGCAAGGGTTATGCTGACACTCACTATGTTGGCAAAGGCGACGGCAACGTGGTTGTAGGAGCATTGCGTTTACGTGATGAACCGCTGACTCCAGATTTAACTGACATAACTTATGATTCAACGTTAACTAGCAACTATCTATCAAACGAAGCATTGCCACGTAAAAATACAGTGTATCGTGGCGGTGACACAATGATTGGCAAGTTGACTCTCAGCGATCATCCTGCTCCAGTAGCTGGCTTTGGCACTCCAAACAGTGCAGATGACAAGCAGGCCGCTACAAAATTTTATGTTGATAATGAAGTATTTGTCAGCTCAACCAACTTGTATGTACGCACAGACGGCGATGACACACAATTAAAAACTCCTCCCGGACGCGAAGGCCGGAACTGGGCACATGCTTATAAAACTATTGGTGCGGCCGCACTTCAAGCTGAAACACTACAAAGTCTGGCCAGCTTGGAACCTGGGCCATATCGTCAAAAGATCAGCTTTACAATTAGTCCCAATCAGTTTAACTCAACAATACAATCTGTCACACGCAGTGGCGGAAATACAGGTGTTGCTGGTTATGAAGATGCCGCGGCATTGCTCACTGCAAACAAAGCATTCATTCAAGCAGAAACTATTGCATACATCAATAACAAATATGTAAACACATTCACTTACGACCAAGTTAGATATCAAAGTGACATAGCATCAATTTTAACAGCAGTTGGCACTGACCTTGTGATTGGTTCTAATTACAATAGTCTGCAATTTGCCACTTCTTACTTTGCAAAGCAAAATTCCGCAATTATTAGTAATCAATTGATTCAGACTGTTGATGCTATTAACTATGCCAGAGATGAAGTGTTGGCTTTTGCCTATAACTCTGCTTCGCTTACTACCTATCTTAATTCTGTGATCGATGCTGTTAATTATGACATGGTGTTGAATTCCAACTATCAGAGTATCGTTTCTGCTAGATATTATCCAGATGCGGCTACCGGATTAACAGTTGAAGAAATAGTTGGAGCACTCGGCCAGTTAAAACTAGAATTAAATAATTTAGCACAAATTGGTGGTAACCCAGTAACGGTTGCTCGGGATAGAATTACCAGTTGCATCAATGCCATGATTGTGGTGGTTCAGGGCGGTATTGAACCAGCATTGATCATGACTGCAACCAGCAGTTCAAGCATAGCAAAACAAAGCGCAAGAACTTTGTTATTGAACAACATAGCATTTGCACAGGCTGAAATTATTGCTTGGATAGCGGCCAATTATCCAAAATTAGCATATAGTCAAACTACTTGTAAACGAGATGTTGCTTACATTATGGAAGCCATTGCATATGATCAGTTGTATGGTGGTAACAGCAGAACTGTTTATGCAGGACAAAGATATTGGGAAAATGCCGTTAGACAGATTGCTAGTAGCGAACTTGCGGCGACCAAGGGTGCCATTGCATATATCAATACGCTGGCGCAAGCAATTATTAATAATGTTGGACCAGCACAAGTTTATCAAAACAGTGTTAATCAGTATCAGAATCAAACATACACTGGCGGCGCGGCACAAGGCCCAACTATTTCAAATTTAGTTGCACTTATTTCAGGCACTACATTTACAATTACTGCTACTAATAGCATTAGTGGAATTACAACTGCTAGCACAACAAATATGACTGCTGGTATGTTGTTAACTTTTGACCTAGCATCTGCTATAACTGTTACTGGTTTCCAAAGTAAGTCAGGCTCAGGCCCATACTTGGTAACGTTTGCAGTACCAGCATGGACTGTGCAACCTTTAGCTAACACATCATTTACCATGGCCGGCAATGCCAACACCAGTTACAACGGTAATTTTGCTGTTAACAGTTCTACACCTACAACAGTTACCCTTAGCTATCCTAATGATCCTGGTGTTTATGGAGGTGGTGCAACAACTATTACTCCTTACTTTGGCGGCATTACTGGCGGCACAGCTTACTATGTAATTGAAATTACAGATGCCACACGTTTCAAAATTTCATCATCGTCGGGCGGCTCGGCAATTACATTAACAAATACACAAGTTACAACAACAGCAACATGGGCAGGGTTGATATCAGCTAACAATGCGCCTGCTGTTACGCCGCCAAATTATGCCGCAGGTGCCGCAACACTGGTAACAGTTTATGGAAATATTAATTCTGCAAAAACTTCAGCAATTACCAATACCATAACGTTTGTTAACAACACATATCCATATATTAATAATGCAACTGCTATCACGCAGATTACCGCGTTGTTCAATACAATTACTAATACACTGTTGTTCAGCTTGGCAAATAGAACAAGTGTATCATTAGTTGCGCCTTCTTCATTAGGGTCTCCATTTAATAGTGCATCTCAATTATTATTGGCCAACGTTGGATTTATATCAGCAGAAGTTACTGGTTGGATCAAACAAAATTACGCATCACTAAATTATGTTGATGCTGACGGCCAAATACAATGGCAGAAAGATGTGCAATTGCTTGTGGAAGCAGTGGCCTATGATTTGACTTACGGCGGGCTAAGTGGCTCAACTACTGCGGCCAATCAATTTTGGACCAGTGCAGTAGTAAATGCGCTAACAGTATATACCAGTGCTATTGATCCAACTGAAAAAGCAGCCAAGGTAGCCAGTCTTAGTTATCTGCAAACAATATCTGCTTCTATCATCGGTAACAATCCACCAAGTGCGCTGTATCAAAGTATTTTACCCAAGACAGCGACATTTATATCCAAGGCCGGATCGGGCCCTTATCTAGTTAGACTATCTACACCTACTCGAATTATACCAATCCCAGTTGGTGAAAAAATTACAGTGGCCGGCAACTCAAATACTGGTTACAACGGGACATTCGTAGTAACTGCCAGTACATCAACCAGTACAACAATTTCTTACCCAAGTGATCCTGGTACATGGAGTATTGCAACCACCACTACATTTGAATTGGCTCAAACAACCAGCGGAACTTATACAGATGGAGCTGGTGCTGTTACCGCTATGAATACCAAGTGGGATAGAATTATTAATGTAATAGATCTTAATCCTCCCAACTTGGTTACAGCAACACCAGATTTAACCAATAGTTCATATGCTAGTACAGGTTATGTTGCAGTGCGTTCTACAATTTTAGCCAATGCATTAACAGTTGCACAGTCAACCACAACTTACTTAAATGAAAAATACAAAGGCGGCTTCAACTATAACGAAGCCCTTTGTCGCAGAGACGTGGGATATATTGTTGATGCCATGAGCATTGATCTGTTAAGTGGTGGCACATATCAAAGTATCAATGCTGGTAAGAGTTATTACAAAAGTGCCAGTGCTAGGCTAGCTATTACAACACAGTTGACAGAAACTCTCGATGGTATTCAATATGCTAGAACTTTAGGATTGCAAGTTTTAAATCAAACAGTTGCAAGTCGTTATCAAGTGTTGGTAACGCAGGCCGTGGACGGTAGTAAAGATGCAAATCGAGGATACACTGCATCTGCTACATATTCAACATCATCCAGCACTACATTGAATGTTACCAGCATAAGTGGAACTGTCAAAGTTGGTATGACCGTATCGGGCACTGGATATACTGCTGGACAAGTTGTTACTGCGGTGAATGGAAATCAACTTACATTAAGTGCGGCCGCTAATGGTACACCAAGCGGCGCATTAACTTTTACCATTACAGCTATTACCACATTTACCAACAACTATGCTATTATGTTAAGCATTGTAGTTAATGGTGTAGGTGTTGCACCTACACCAGACTTTGGAACAGGTATCTATACCATTACATTTACCAACGGCGGCAACGGCTATGTTGACCAATGCCCTCCTGGTGATTTTAATATTTTGCCAGGAAAAATTTTACGAGGTGGTTCTTCTGGTGCCACAGCAAATATATTAAGCTATAGTCCTGGATCATTAACTGGTGCATCAAATGACACAATCACTTGCCAGTTACTACAACCTGGATTCTTTGACCAAGCAAATAATGAAGAATTAGAATTTGCTGAAAGTGTCGGTGCATTGCAAATTGTTATATTTGTTGAAGCTGGTATTTACAACGAAGATTACCCAATACGATTAACCGCCAACGTTTCAATCAAAGGTGATGAATTCCGTAGAACAATTATTCGACCATTGGATCGAGTTAGTCAAAGTCCATGGCGTAAACTATTCTTCTACCGCGATTCAGTCATTGACGGTATGCAGATTGGTCCTATTGATAACAGTGTTGACTATGTTCCATCTACAAACCTCATTAGTTTTGTAAGCAAGACCAGTGTTGGTAGTGGTGCATACGATGTTGTGTTTAATATACCTACGCAAACATTTACCCCCAGCACCTTATTAACATATACGGTTGCTGGCAATACAAACTTGTCTTATAATGGAACATTCACTTGTGTTGCAAGTTCTACTACACAAATTACATTGCGTTATGCAAGTGATCCAGGAACATATGGCACAAGTACTGTTTCAACTATCGGACCATTAGTTACAGCGACTATCAGCGGAACTGTTGGCAAAATTATTATTACATTGAGTAGTAACACACAGGTCAGTGTCAGTTATCTAGGCTATGTATTCCAATCGGATGTATTAGACAGCAACGGCAAGCCTGGTCGTGCAGTAGTTGACAGTGTATCTGGTAACTTCATGAATGCCACAGTGATGTATCCGTTTACACAAACAGCGGTAGCAACAATTAACTATACAAATGCTTTTACATTTGCAGTAGGCGAAACAATTGCACAAAGCGGAACAACATCCAGTGCTACTGGCGTTGTTATTTCAGCAACAGCAACACAGTTAACTTATAAAGTTACTTCGGGCATCATGTCAAACACCAACGGTGCTATTATTGGAGCGACCAGCGGGGCGCAGGCCAGTGTGAGTTCTATATCGTTTGGTGTTCTTGCACCTACTTCATGGCATCTCTATGAAACTAAAAACTACGGACGTCATTATTTGACTGACCCGGCGGATATAAACAGTACTCCAAAGAACAATAGAGACATTGACGTATTTTTATGCGGTAATGCTGTACGTATGAACAACATGACCGGTGAAGGTCATGGCGGATTTATGATGGTGCTGGATCCAGAAGGCCAAATCAAATCTAAATCACCGTATGGACAGGTTGCTACCAGTTTTAGCCGAAGCCAAAACAAACAAGTTTTTGCCGGTGGACAATTTGTAGATGGATTTGCCGGACGTTTGTTTGGACAAATAACATTCGCAAGTGTTGACGGATTTACATTAATTGTAACAGGCGGTGTTAATAGTGGATTAGACATACGTGCTCCCCAAACTCCTAGTGCATTCTTTGTGCGTGGCGGCCGTTATCAGATTAATACTGTAAGCAATTATGCACAAACATTTGATGTGAATGGAAATGTTATTGGCGGAACTGTTCAATTAAATCTTGGTGCTCAAACACCATGGCTTGGCGGCGCTGGACAAAAAATTAATATTGAAATGGCTGGTAATAAATCCATGTTGGCTAATGACTTTGCCATGATTAATGACTTGGGCTATGCTATTCTTGCAACCAACGGCGGTCTCACTGAACAAGTTTCAACATTCACATACTACTGTTGGACAGCGTTTTGGGCCTTGAATGGTGGGCAGATTCGTTCTGTTGGTAGCTCAAGCGCACACGGTCAGTATGCGTTACGTGCCAGCGGATACGATGTGACTGAAAAACCAGACACAGTTTCACTTGCACAAAACTTGATGCAAACTGCACGTATCTTTAATCCAACAACATTACCACAAAGTTCAACCGGTAATGCGTTCTACGGCAACATGAATACTGCGGCTATCAGCGTGTACGTTTATTCTTACGATTATTATCCAACTCAAATCACAGAATTAGAAATTGATCATTCGTTAGCTGGTAAAGGTATCGTACGTTATCAGGTTAACTCAGTTAGCCATACAACAGTTTATGTGCCAACTGGTAGTGTTGGTTCTAACTATGCTTATGCATCAGCAACATTTGCCACAGGTAGCACTGCAAGTACTACTATGACTGTTAACAGCACAGCAAATATTAAAATTGGACAAACTGTAACTGGAACTGGATTCACACGCAACCAAAAAGTTACAGGCATTAGTCTAGACGGTATCACTTTAACATTGGACGGATCTCCAGACTCCACTCCAAGCGGAACTTTGTATTTTAGTGATACAGTAATTGTTAGCGGTGCAAGTCTTGGAGGAGTTTCAAGTTCATTTAGTGGTAACACTGCTTTGAATACTAACTTTATTGCCAGTGCTGGCACATTGGCCGCAATACGCACAAGCCCAGCATTGTTGGTTACAGGTTATGTAAGCAAAACAGGAACAGGTCCTTACTTAGTAACATTTAATATTCCAACTCAGCTATCTGCTCCAACACCGTCCAGCGGATATGTAATCAGCGGCAATTCCAATACCAGCTATAATGGTAGCAATACTGTATCTTCGAGTACATTTACCACTATTACAATAAGTTATGCTAGTGACCCTGGAGTGTTTAGTACTGTAAATTACACAACAATCCAAGCACCAGTAACAACATCAGCTACCTATCTAGCAAAAACAGGAACTGCTCCAAACGTATTTGTTACATTTACCACTGCGGCAGTAACTACCATACCATTGGTTGGTGGATTATTCACTATTGCTGGCAATTCCAATACTGATTACAATGGAACATTTGTATGTGTTGGTAGTACACTGACCAGTATAACATTGCGTTACACTGTTGATCCAGGTTCAAGTGGTGGATCAGCAACAACTTATTACTTTAACGGTGCCACTATCACAGGCCCTAATATTCCGTTTGGAACAACAGCATTGGCAACTACAGGAGGCAACACTGTTATTCTAAGTAATGTTGCCAGTGCAACAGCATCAGGATCAACATTCAGCAGTAATGCGGGCAACGACTTAACTGCTTATGTAACTGGAATCGTGAACACTGCCCTTGCAACATTTATCTATACTGGAAATGCTGTAACTGGTGGTAGTGCAGTATACAACAATTTATTCTCTACATCAAGCAGTGCTATTGGTGTGTATTCAAACTTTAATATCATCGTAACTCCGTTGTTTGGTTCCGGCACTGTTGGAACTATTGCAGGTAGTGGCACATCAGGTGCTCCATGGACTGCGACCATTACTGGAATAACTTCAACTACTGGTATGCGTGTTGGTAATACCCTGAGTGCCACAGCAGGTACTGGTACATTGTTTGGTGGTACTCCAACAACAATTGTTATTACCAGTATCGTTTCAGGCACAAGTATCACATACGCAGTGGTAGGAGGAACAACTCCCACTGCTGGTACAGTAACCGCAATTCAAACATCCAGTGCATATACAAGTGCCACAATTGGCGGACAAAATGTTCTCTTGTTAACACTAAGCACAAGCGGGTCGGGTGGAACATCTAGCACTGGTTTGGCCGCTCCATTGTATGACGGCCAGCTGGTCCAACTGCGTATGTTACAAAACTTCAAGTTTTATGAAATTGACAACGTAAACCCAACCCGTCCAAGTACTGCTGTTCAATTTACTGATAACTTGGGCAGTATCTATCGTGTTTTAACATACAACTTGACAGAAGCCACTAACGAAATATTGCCAGCTTTCCAGGCTATTTTAAGTACTGACCAATCATTTTCCTACTATCTATTCCAAGCAGACACTGGAAATATCACAAAGCCCGACCCAGTTGACGGCGGTGCAAAAACCATGGGGGCCACACCAGGCGACACACGCATTGCGGTAACTGCATTTGGCCCGCAACAAAATATTGACCAAGTTAATAAAGGCACATACGCTTTTGCATTTGGTGGTAAAGTACACGGAATTACCAGTTACACTGCACCTATAACAACTACAGTTATTACAGGATACAATCCAACTGGATCTAGCGGAACTACTTTAGTTATTGGTGGAACATTTACTGGAACAATTGCCAGTGCCTCGTCTACTGTTACATTTGTAAGTAGCTTTACTGGACTTGTGGTTGGAGAATTAATCACAGGATTTGGTATTCCTGCTGGAACTACAATTATCAGTATCAATACAGGGTCTTCCAGCATTGCTCTAAGTGCGGCCGCTGTGAGTACTGGTAGTGGTGCTACATTTACATATGGTAGTACTTCGGGTATTTTAACAGGCATGATAGTCAGTGCTGTTGGATTTACCAGTGGTCAATCTGTTTTGAGTATTTCATCAAATAATATTGCTTCATTTGTGATTGCTGATACAGTAGGAACTGTAACCGTAACTAGTGGAACGTATGTGGTCGGTGAAGCTATCACTATAACTGGAACATTTGGTAGCACTGGATCACTGACAGTAGGAGGTACCACATACAGTTCTGGCGCAACCAGCAATATGACTGCCGGCATTATTTTTTACATCGGTAGAGTAAACAGTGCTACCAGTATTCAATTAGCCAGTTCATATGCAAATGCTATTGCGCAAACTCCAGTGTTTATTACAAGTAGTGCAGGAACACCATCCGGACTTACTTATGCAAGGATTAGCGATACTGTTGTATTAACTGCCGGCCCAACAAGTACCCCAAGCGGAGTTTTAACATTTACTAAATCAACGATACCGTTTATTACTCTGGGTGCAATCAAATACAGTATCACAAGTACAGATGCTAATCCAATTACCATTACAAGAATACAAAGTAGAGGGCAAGTGGCCGCAACTTATGTTCCAACAGGTAGTTTCCTAGGTAACATCACAAGTGGTAGTGCAAGTATTCTCGGTGTAAACAGTTTAACCAATTTAGGTGCTGGAACAAGCATTGCAGGAGTAGGATTAAATAGTCAGGTCGCTGTGTCTGCGGTCAGCACAACTAGCCCAAGCACTATTACAGTAGACAATGGTACACTGTTAAGTGTTGGTAATTTAATCACATTTCAAGCATCAACAGCAACATTTGGTGGAATACCTGTTAGGGGCGGATTAAACAGTTCAACCACATATACACCTATATCAGGTGTCAGTGTTACAAGTGCGGCCACTTATACTGCGGTGGTGACAAAGTCCAGCAGTGGCAAAGGCACTGGCGCAACATTTACTATTACCAAAACTGGTGCTGGCACAGCATACAGCGGATTTACCACTATCACATTAGTTGCTCAGGGTGTTGGTTACGTAGTGGGCGATACCATTACAATTGATGGTGCGCTGTTGGGTGGCAGTACCAGCACCAACGACATGACGTTCACACTGGCCACGGCTGTTAACCAAGCACAGTACTATGTCAAAACCATTGCTACCAATGCTATCACTATTTCAGCAACATTTGGCGGAGCCGCAGTAACTGGAATTACTTCAGTGGCGGCCACAACCACTATTGCTTCGTTTGCAATTGCAGACTTGGTAGGAACTGCCACAGTAACTAGCGGAACTTATACCGTTGGACAAGCTATCACTGTTACTGGCACATTCAGTGCAGGCGGTATTGGTGGATATACCACTGGCACAACATATTACATTGGTAAAGTAAACAGTGCTACCAGTATTCAACTTACCAGTTCATTTACAAAAGCCACTGCAAGTACACCGGTATTTGATTTAACAACAACTATCGGTACTGCTACTGCTGGCGCAACATTTACATTAACACAAGCTCCAGTTACTGCACGTTCAGACAACACTGTTGCAAGTACAAGCAGTACAACAACATTTACTGCAACACCAACTAATGGTAGTGCTACGCTAACATCGGTCGGCAGTTTTACTAACCTAGTGGTAGGTGCTCCAGTTAGTGGCACTGGCATTGTAGCTGGTACAGTTATTATTTCGTTGAATACTGGTGCAAGCACTATTGTAATGAGTAATCAAGCAAATGGCGGTGGTAGTCCAGTCACAGTAACTTGTACAACCAACACAGTCGTATTAAATGCCACTGCTACTGCTACTGCTACAGGACAATTTTTAACATACAACAATTTAAGTACAAGTATTACAGTCTACACCAGTGATAGAACACAATTTATCAAAGCAGGCATGTCAGTATTTGGTTCTGGATTCACTAGCGGGCAAACTGTTGTTAGTGCAACAGCAAGCACTAGCGGGGCCCCAGTTACCACAATAGTGTTGAGTGCATCTCCAGATAGTACGCCATTTGGAGTTTTAGGATTTACAGAATTAAGTAGCGTTGCCGGGCCATGGTACACCACTTTGGAAATTCCAACTCAAAGTGTTGCTCCAATTGTTGATACATTCTATCAGGTGTCTGGAAATGGAAATAGTGATTATAACAAATTTGTTCAATGCATTGCTAGTTCACTTACTAGTATAACACTGGCGTATTCTGTAGATCCAGAATCAACAGTGGTTAGTACATATAACCCATCAGGAAGTGTAGGTACAACATTAAAAGTTGCAAGCTCAACAGGTGTTGCTATAGGTGACATTGTTCGAGGCGGTGGAACTAGCGGCTTCTTCTTAGGTCAATTTGTTACAAATATCAATGCTGATGGAATTACATTAACTGTTAGTGCTCCTCCAAGTGGCACTCCAACCGGAAACATAACGTTTACAGCACCGTCACAAACTGCTAGTCCTGTGATACTTACACCAATTATTACTGGTATTAGTCGGCCGATGAACAGCACTGTGGCACAGCCGTTACGTGCCGGTTACCTTTCTGGCACTGCCGCACAAATTACAACACGTATTAGTACTACTCGTTGTTCAGCACATGACTTGTTGGACATTGGTACAGGCGGTTATAACACTACCAACTATCCATATCAAATTTTTGGTAACCCGTATCAGAAGGCAGACCAAACAAACGAAGTGCTTGAAGAAACAGTTGGTCGTGTGTTCTATGTAACCACTGACCAAAACGGTATCTTCCGTGTGGGCAGATTCTTTACAGTTGACCAAGGTACTGGTACAGTTACATTCTCAGCTTCAATTGCGTTGAGCAACTTGGACGGACTAGGATTTAAACGTGGTGTTACAGTTAGTGAATTTTCAACTGACTCGTCAATGACCAACGATGCTTCAGATACTGTGCCAACGCAGAGTGCGGTACGTGGATACATTGACAACAGGCTGGGTGTACAACACTCAGGTGCTACAACTCCTGCCACAGCGTTGATTGGTTCTGGTTACATGAACCTAAGTGGGCAGTTGCCAATGAAGGGCAATATGTCAATGGGAGGCTTTACAGTTGGTAGCATGGGCTTGCCAATTTTAAATTCTGATGCCACTAACAAACTGTATGTTGATAACGTTGTTAATGCTCGTGACAGTTTCTTTAAATTAAAAGATACTGCATCAAGTATGCAATTTAATGTTGCACAAAATCAAATTGCTGTTTGGGGATTCACCAACGCTAATAACAACTTACAGTCAGGCGCATGGACAAATGCGGCATTTGATAAAGCTGGTGATTTAACCATAAACTGGGACGGCATCACATTAACTAGTACAATTCAAGGTGCTGTTGTATATGCAACCTATGTTAGTGGTGGTACTGCGGCTACTGGAACATTTAGTGCCACCATTAGTGGAAATATATTGACTGTTTCTGGAAGTCCAACAGTCACAGTACAAAAGGGTATGATGTTAACTGGTGGTACTGTAACAGCAGGAACATATATTGTTGATACTGGATTAACAACTACCTCAGTTACTGGCACTGGCGGAGCTGGAACATACTTGATTAATATTCCACAAGTATCAACATGTACAGGCGGAAGTGTTTTCTTATTGACATTAAACAGTTCAACTGGCATTATTCCTGGAATGATCGTTAGTGGTACTGGATATACTGGAAGCCAAGTTGTAACCGGAAGTATCAATGCCAGTGTAGTTTCAATGAGTGCGGTTTATAACACAACACCAAGCGGTAGATTAGCATTTACCCGCAACGGTGCTGTGAATGACGGCAAGGTCAGCGCAACAGCGGCCATTGCACAAAGCAAGTTGGGAATGAACTTGGCCACTGCTACAATTAGTGCTGTTCCGACATTGGTAACAGTTACCGCAGGAAGTTTTGTTGTAGGAAAACGTTACAGAATTGCTACAGTGGGAACTACAAACTGGACTGCACCAGGAACTGCTTTATGGGCAGGTGCTACTGCTGGAACTGCTGGTACAATTTTCCAAGCATTTACAATTGGTGGCGGCACCGGTACTGCTATTGATATAGACGCACTACAAGCCGCAACTGGTGTAAGTCAATACGACAGTAGTCAATTTACTGTTACTGACGGCTGGGTAACATTACAAACTTCAACCAGTACGTCAACTGGTGTTCCATCAACTAAGTTGCAATGGATTACTGGTAACAGTGTGTTGGCCAATATCAGCGGCGTGGCTGCGGCAGTCAGTGTTACCACTACACAGGCCATGGTGGCCAACGGTGATGGTATACGTAATCAAGATATTTCATCAACTGGAAATAGCACTACAATACCAGTTGGTGGTACTGGTACACTGGCAACTTCAACTGGTGCTGTTATTAGAACTGGTGTCAAAGCATACGGAGTTATTGGTATCACTGCTACCGGTGCTAACAACATGTTGGTACAAACAGACAGTGGCGGTGTTGTTGATGTTAAAGGTATTAAAATAAGTTCGTTACCTACAAGTGGCAACATTTTACAAGTTGCTAGTACAACGTTGGAATTTTATACACCAGGTAACTTTAAATTCTTAACTGCTGTGGGAACTTCAAGTTCTACCAATATATTCTACGGTACAAGCGATTTTAGTCAAACAGGTGCTACACTACAAAGTAAGACTTTAACAACTGGTGCATCGGGCACAGCAGGTACAATTACCGGACAGTGGCAATTTGCGGCCAGTAGTTTGCTTGATGCAAGTTTGGTTACTTTGAAAGTGGCCACTATATCAACAGGCGCAGATGCTACTGGTTGTACAATGCAGGGTACTTACACTTTAAGTGGTGCAAGTAAACTACAAGCTACCTATGCTGACTTGGCAGAATATTATGAAGGTGATCAGGAATACGAACCAGGTACTGTGTTGGTGTTTGGTGGAGACAAAGAAGTTACTACCACTGGTGAAATGAACGACACACGTTCAGCAGGTGTTGTAACAACCAATCCAGCATACGTGATGAACGATGCACAAACTGGCATGCGTGTTTGTTTAGCATTGGCAGGTCGTGTGCCATGTAAGGTAGTGGGTCGTGTGAAGAAAGGCGACATGCTGACAACATCCAGTACACCGGGTTATGCTGTGCGAGCTACAGATCCAAAACTAGGTAGCATTATTGGTAAAGCACTGGAAGACAAAGACAACGGCGAAGCTGGAATTATCCAAGTTGCTGTAGGGAGAGTATAATGGCTAAACAAGTAATTAACACTGGCACTGCGGCCAATGCCAAGAACGGTGACCCGTTGCGCACGGCTTTTACAAAAGTAAATGCAAACTTTACCGAATTGTATACAGCATTAGGCACTGTTCCTAACGGAACCAAAACGGCCACTGCTACCGGTACTGCTGGGCAAATCACTTGGGATGCTAACTATATCTATATCTGCACAGCAACTGACACTTGGAAACGTGCGGCGTTGACCGGCAGTTATTAAAATACGGTAAATATACTAAAGAGAGCGCAAACATGCCAATTCAAACAATTAATGTAGGAAGCTATGCAAACGATGGGTCAGGTGATGACTTGCGTGGTGCATTTAAAAAAGTTAACGAAAACTTCAGTTTGCTTGGAACTGACATTCCAATTTCTCAAGCATCAAACTTGGGTGTAAACACCATTGTTGTTAACCGTTTTTTAACTAAAACTGGTACTGGTCCATATTTGGTAACACTGATTATCAGCCAGCAAAGTGTGGTACCTGTCACCAATCAGTATTTCTATCTAACTGGCAATACTAATCCCTTGTATAATGGGCACTGGATTTGTACTGCCAGTTCGCAGACACAAATTACATTACGCTATCCCACAGATCCCGGAGTATATGGCACTGCTGACGGCACAGTCATTAGTTCTACCATTGGAGTTTTTAAAAATAAAAACGACACCACCGCAGAATTTAAAAGTATAACCAGTAGCGATAACAGTATTAATATTATTCCAGGCACAAACACAATTGACTTAAAAAGTTCAGCCGGTGTTGTCAATGACCCAGCACCTGTGTTGGGCGGCGATTTAAATATCAATGGCTATAGATTAATTGATACCGTAGGAACTGGCGATGTACAAACCACAGTTTATGGTATTCGTGTTGATGTCATGGACGCTATTTTTAGCATGATGGTTCAAACAAACAGTTTTAATATTGACATGGGAGTTATCATTGGAAATTACAACACCATAGATCTGGACATGGGTTACACATCACCAGGCCTAGGACCGTTGGTTAATAATAATTTAGACTTTGGCATAATTTAATTGTCTAAGTCGCCGGAATTAAAAAATGCTTAATGTTTGGACAAAACCCTCTGGATACACGTTACCTGGTATTTCAGGACTTACTGGAAATCTTGCGTTAGACACTGCAAGAACATCCTTCGACGGCCGAACCACTACATTTGACACAGGAACATTCCAAGAACGTGTGGTTGTAAATATACCTCTGCCAACTACAGGAAATTTAACTGGTATTACCTTTAGACTGATTTCAGGAAAATTACCAGAAGGTTTAAAAGTCAACGGGGCGTTTATTGCAGGCAATCCTTATAATGTTGCTAGAACTACTACATTTATATTTTGTGTACGTGCGCAGTTGGGTACTGATATTTCCGACAGAACATTTAATATAATAGTCAATGGCGGACAACTTCCCACTATAGTTACTCCAGCAGGCTTGTTGCCAGTTGGGCGATACGGTCAAAAATTCGCTGTAGGAAAATCAGTAATTGATTATCAATTGAGTGCATTTGATCCAGATGGAGAAGCCTTAACTTATTTTATATCTTCAGGAGACGGAAAGTTGCCGCCGGGCGTAACACTATTGCCCAATGGCAAACTTACTGGCTTGGTCGAAACTGTGGCCAATGTGGATGTTAGAACATCTGGAGACGGCACTTATGATAACAGCTTTTATGACACATCATATTTTGACTTTGGTTTAAGAAGTACCAGCGGATATGACAGCTATATTTTTGACACAACTGATTTTGATTACAGCACTCCCACAAGAACTCCTAGAAATTTAAATCAAACTTATGAATTTTTAGTAAGCGTTTCGACTGGCAGTGTTATTGTCAAACGAAAATTTGCAATTTTTGTAATAGGTGAAGACAGCTTTCATGCTGACTATACACAAATTACAGACGATTCAGAACTGTTTACCGCAGACGTCACATTCTTACAAGAACCCATTTGGTTAACTAACAGCAATCTTGGCGTTTGTAGAGCAGATAATTACGTTATGTTTGCTCTTGAATGTTTAGAAATTGTTGATAGTTTTCCTATCGTCTTTACAATAAACAATGTAAACAATTTGCCTCCGGGTTTAACATTCAACCCCGTTGACTCCACTGTGTATATTGCAGGACGTATTCCATTCCAAACATCCATTGCTAAATCTTATACGTTTACTGTTACTGCATCCCGTACCGGAGAAGATGTACAGCCCGCAGTAACAAGTAGAACATTTACAATACGTGTGATTGGAGAGATTGATAATAATATCACTTGGAACAGTCCGTACAATCTTGGAGAAATATCTGCTAATTTTGTATCGGATCTTTCAGTATCAGCCAGTTCAAGTTTAAATTCAAATTTAATTTATACCATTAGTTCTGGAAGTTTACCTCCAGGTTTGATATTATCCAGCGATGGCGAAATCACTGGCAAAGTTAATCAATTTGGTGTTGCAAACATCAGTAGAGAAATTTCTATAGACAACGACGCATTAACCTTGGACAACAGGTTTACAACAATTGACAAGGGCCATCAATATGATATCATTGGTGTACGTGGATTAATATTGTTTGATTCACAAAATAGTTTGTTTAGCATAGACAGCGGCACAACTACTTTTGACAGATCATATAAGTTTACTGTGTTGGTTAAAGATCAGTATGGATTTGCAGACAGTACAAAAGAATTTTTTATTAAAGTTACTACACCAAATCAAAAATTATACAGTAATATTCGAACTCAGCCTTTATTAAGTATTCCGCAAAGAACTGTGTTTAAGCAGTTTATCACAGACACTGATATATTCACCAGCACAAGTATTTTCCGTCCGGGAGATTCAAATTTTGGAGTCAAAAGAGATTTAGGAATGTTAATCTATTCTGGAATAGAAACTAGCGAGGCCGCTAAATTTTTGGGTGCAATGGGACTGAATAACAAACGTAAACGTTTTCAATTTGGATCCATTAAAAAAGCAGTTGCTATTAAAGACAGCGCAATAACATACGAAATTGTTTATATTGAAATGATAGATCCTTTAGAAATTAATGGTATCGCTCCTGGCCAAACAATTACTAACAATGCACGAGATCAGTATAAATTGACTGGAGATATAAGCAACGAGATTTGGGCAAGTCCAGTGGATCCTGCTGGAATAACAGCTATGGAATTAGCAGAAAGTTGGCTGGATCGTCCAATCAATAACATAACTATAGACAGCACAGCATACAATATTTCAGATACTGCGCCAAAAAAACACTATATTAACAGCATATCCAACTGGCGAAATAATTTGGCAGACACTGGAACTACTGAAAGAAACTACTTGCCCTTATGGATGCGCAGTATACAGCCTGGTGAAAAGTTGCAGTTGGGGTTTAAACTTGCTGTGCCCCTGTGCTATTGTTTGCCAGGAAAAGCAGATGATATTATTATTAATATCAAATATAGCGGTTTTGACTTCAAATTGCTGGATTATACCGCAGATCGCTATATCATAGATTCAGTCACTGGATATTCTAACGATAAATATCTAGTGTTTAAAAATCACAGTAGCATAGTGTAACGAACGATAAATACACAGTAAATATATAGGATGAAAGTATGTCAAACCCAACCGCAAGTTTAATCAACTTTGGCTCAGTAGATGCCACATACCCTGTTGCAGGGCAGGACAACAACAGCCAAGGTTTTAGAGATAACTTTGGTACAATTAAGACTGGCTTAGGACAAGCCAGTACAGAAATTACTGCGTTACAAAACAATGCGGCATTCAAAAATTCCGCTAACGATTTTGGACAGAACACGTTATCAAATGCTGTTATTAAAACATTTTATGGCGTGGCATTGGATTTAGGTACCATTGTTACCAACACTGATATTAGTTTAACCAATGGCCCATTGCAAAGTGTAACACTTGCTACCAACGCTACACTTACATTTAAAAATTGGCCAACCACTGGCAAATATGCGGCTGTGCGTATGATGCTTTATAGCGACCAAACTGCTGTTCGTATTCCCAGTTTTTCAACAGAAAATGCAGGTACACTACGTTATGACACGGCGTTCCCAACATTACCAAATAGTTCAAGCACCAGAGGCATCACAGTTGGTGGAGAAAGTTTAGCTACCGCAGTGGTTGGCAGTCCCGGTTCAGGTTATACCAGTGCGGCAACTGTGGTATTCAGCGGTGGTGGTTTGCAAACAAACGGTACACAAGCAACCGGAACAGCTACTTATACTTGCGTAAGTGCCACAATTGTTGGCGGTTACTCTGGTAACAGTTATAAACTAAACGATCAAATTATCATCAATGCAAATTCTGGAATTATTTTACAAGTCAGCGCATTGAATCTAACATTACTTGCTAATACCACTAACGGGCAGGCCAACTTGACAAACGTAACGGATTTTAGAAACATTGCGGCTGGTGTAGCTCTTACTGGTGCAGGTATTCCAGTTGGGACTACAGTAAACTCATTCAGTGAGTCAGGCGGCACAATTACTATGAGTGCAACAGCACAGGCAACTGCTACCGGTGTAACAGTTACTTACAGTGACGGTACATTGACAGGCCCGATCGGTGGCCTGATTGTCAGCTCAGGCGGAACCCTGCCATTGCCATTGGGCACAACATCTTATTCTACTAGTCCAATTGTTGGTATTGGTTTTGGCGCCCGAGTGATAATGGGATTCGGAGTTGGCGGAATAGTTGTTACTAACTACGGTGACGGTTACACCAGTCCTCCAAGTGTTTCATTTAATCCAACTGGTGGTGGATCGAATACATCGGTGACAACTGCAATTACCGCATTGACCGGTGATAACCCAAAAGTTATCGAAGCCTGGACACGTGATGCTGGCGCAAACGTGTACATGCGATATATTGGCGAATATAACTAATGCATCCATTAGTTAATGAACTGTCTGGATTGAAGGATCAAGAAATACACAATAAGATAAATGATCTTACCAAAAAGTATTTTATGACACGCAATCCAGATATTCAAAGACAAATTGCCAATATCTTAGACGAGTTACGTATCGAACTCAGTGATCGAAATCGCCGAATAATCGAAGAACAAATGAAAGATAAAAACCTTGACAGTTTAATTAAACTCAGTTAAACTATAGGCTATGCGCCTAGACAAGTATTCCAATCCTATATTTTCAGAACAAGACCTATTTGATGCCTTGTATCAAAGCCATCAATTCAATGTCAACGACACCATGCTTGTTGAACGAACAGAGTCTATCAAACAATTAGAAACTGAACTTGGTTTCAAATTTCTTGAACCTTACGAAACTCACTTTGAGGTAAGTGATTATGATTCAGCTTGCCAAAGCAATTGGTTTATGCCCAATGAATACAAAACACTGGACATCGAAGCATGGATATGGAAACAAACACCACCGTGGGATCCTCAACACTCTAGAGTAACTGAGGAACTGGCCGCGTTTAAAGAACGCAATATGATAGATTTATTACGGTGGTTAAAATACTTTGTAGACACTTGCCAAGCTAATAATACCGTTTGGGGTGTTGGTCGGGGCAGTAGTGTGGCTAGTTACGTGCTATTTTTAATAGGCGTACATAGAATTGACAGTATAAAATATAATTTAGACTGGCAGGAATTCTTGAGATAAGTAATATCATAATCCAGGAGATTAATATGGCAATGAAAGAACAACCAAAAAAAGTTTATCGTACAATGCAAGGTAAAGAAATTGATATGGGTAAACTAATTAACCAAAACGAAATGACTATTGCTGTGGGCAATATGCGTGTTAATGCTCGAGGTGACAAATTAGGCCCCGGTGGCAAAATTGTTCAAACTAGAGAAGAATTGCTAGCAGAGAAACAACAAGCAAATGATACCACAGGCGGCGTATGAGTGTAGTAAAAGGAAAACTTATACCTGTACGTGACAATGTCCTTATTTCAGATATGGATTTCGGAGAGCAAAAATCCAAAGGTGGAATTGTTATTCTCAGTGACGATGGCAAAAGCGAGGGCGTTAAGAATCGTTGGGGCAAAGTTTGGGCCGTTGGCGCTGAACAAAAAGATGTAAAAGTAGGTGAATGGATTTTACTTGAACATGGCCGTTGGTCTCGCGGTATTACCATCGAGCATGAAGATGGTACTCAAACTATTATTCGTCGTGCTGATATCAAAGCTATTTTGGCGGTTGCCGATGATAAACCAAGCGAAATTATTCACGGTGTACACGAGTCAGTTACTCATGCCACTGTTGATCCATCCACGTTTGTGAATAAATCTTTCGAAAATTAATTTTATTATTTCGAGCAACAGGGCTATTGACTAGCCCTGTTTTCACCTGTACAATAAACATTATTGGAGAACATTATGAGTACACATGGCGAAGCAGTAGAAGATATTAAAAAGGCAAAAAGTGTTTTAGACGCAGGAAAAACTACAGTAACTAACAAAATTTTTACACATACTAGCGTTAGTATGATTAAAAGTGGATTTCGCATTTTAGCAGGTTTAGCATTATGTTTTGGTGATTTTGTAGTTGCCGGGGCATTGTTAATTGTTGCAGAGTTACTAGGAATTGCAGAGGAATTAGTATGATTGCTGATGATCAATTACAAGAATTATATTCTAAAAATTTAGCATTTGTGGATACACTGTGTGGTGAGTATGGTGCTATGGAAGTTGCGGGAATTATGATGGCACAATCTCTTACCATTTACAAAAGTTCATTAAGTGAAAAAGAATATAATCAGATTGTTGACAATATTTCAGCAAGTAGAGACAGAGTTAAAACATTTGAAAGGCCAGTGATACAATGATTGAATTATGGGTGGAAAAATATCGTCCCAGCACTATTGACGGATATGTCTGGCGTGATGGTGGACAGAAACGTCAGGTGGAAAGTTGGATCAAAGACAAATCAATTCCCCACTTGCTACTGAGCGGGCCGCCTGGTATTGGCAAAACAACAATGGCCAAGATGCTGGTTAATGAAATAGGCATTGAAGAAGCTGATGTGCTAGAAGTCAATGCAAGTCGCGAAACTGGTATTGATTTTATTCGTAACAAGATTGTTCCGTTTATCAGTAGCATTGCCTGGGGCCCATTTAAGGTAGTATTGCTGGACGAAGCAGATCGGTTGAGTCCGCAAGCACAGGATAGCTTAAAAGGCATTGTTGAAGAGTACAGTAGCTTTGCCCGTTTTATTCTTACTTGTAATAATCCCAACATGGTTGTGCCAGCATTGCACAGTCGTTGTCAGCAGTTTCACTTTACCAAGTTGGATCAAACAGAATTTACAGCTCGTTCGGCAACAATTCTAGTAGAAGAAAACATCGAGTTTGATCTAGAAACCCTAGATTTATATGTCAGTGCGACCTATCCAGATTTGCGTAAATGCATTAATATGCTACAGCAAAATACCAGCGAGGGTGCGTTACACGCTCCGCACAAAGAAGATGCAGGCAGTTTGGATTACAGGTTTGAAATGGTTGCATTGTTCAAAGCAGGTAAGATTAGCGAAGCACGTAAGATGTTGTGTAGCAAAGCTAGACCAGAAGACATGGGTGAAATTTATCGATGGCTGTACGATAACATTGAAATATTCGGTGAAGAAGCAAGTCAGTTCAAGGCTATTCACATTATCAAACAAGGCATGGTTGACCATACACTTGTGATGGATCCTGAAATTAATCTTGCATCGGTTCTTGTTAGACTTACTAATATATGAAAGACAAGTTCATAGATGCCTATATGGATGTGGCCGAACGCTTTGCTGAATTAAGCTCGGCACGTAGACTTCATGTAGGTGCTATTGTGGTTAAGGATGATAGAATAATATCTATCGGCTACAACGGTATGCCGGCAGGTTGGGACAACAACTGCGAAGATGAAGTTGGACATGTGCTAGACGTTGATGAAAATGTTGTTGAAATTAGATTAAAAACTAAACCAGAGGTACTTCATGCTGAAACTAATGCCATTGCTAAACTTGCTAAGTCTAACGAATCTGGTATGGGTGCTACTATGTTTATTACCCATGCTCCATGTTTGGACTGTGCCAAACTTATATACCAAAGTGGCATTGGCAGTGTTCTATATAGGAACTCTTATAGGGATACTAGTGGTGTCACGTTTCTTAAAAAGTCGGGTATTCAAGTAACGCAGATATAAAAATAGGGGCAACAACGCCCCTATCCTTTTGACGTTGATTTAATCACCGTACAGCGATAACACCTCCTTGACTGCATTGTGACGTTCAATATCTTTGTGATCAAATTGCACGATGTCAATATGTTTTAGTGTTTTGCTGGTCAACAGGCCGCAAAAGTTCACTAAACCATTATCATTGACACGATCTGCTTGCGCCAAATCTCCTGTCACTACCATCTTAGACCCTTCTCCCAATCGGGTCAGTAGCATTTTCATTTGATTAGTTGTCGCATTTTGCATTTCATCTGCAATAATATAGGCATTCTTGAATGTGCGTCCACGCATGTATGCCAGTGGACTTATTTCTATCACTCCTTCTTCTAACATCTTAGCGATGTCTTTGGTTTGATAATACTCTCCTAGGACGTCAAATATAGGTCTTGTCCAAGGTGCCATTTTTTCATTAAGCGTTCCTGGTAAAAATCCTAAATCTTCGTCCACACTAACGGCGGGTCTTGTAACAATGATTTTATCAACTAAACCTTCTTGAAACTGCTTGATACCATTTTGCACGGCTAGCATAGTTTTACCCGTGCCTGCTGGGCCAATAGCCAAGACAATACTTTTGGTTTCATCTTGTAACTTTTGGAGGTATGTTTGCTGGTTGGGACTTCTCGCATACAGACTTACTCTCTGCTTTTTCTGCGGAAGATATGGTTGAAAATCTAACACGTTAACTTCTGATTGAAAACGTTTTTTCACTCTTTGTTTACTCATTGTTTAATGTCTCCTACATTGGGGAATGTAGAACGACTGTAGTGACCGCCCGATAACTACCGTTCGTCCTACATAGTATTTACAGAATACACAGAATAATAAACTGATACGTTATGATTTCGAACCAGCTAAATAAGTGTAGAAGCTTCTAGGGACAAATCATGCATGATATTATAGACATTATTACAAACATACAAGAACTATACGAAAATAATAGTAGTTTGGCCGCGCTTAAAGACTTTGAGCGAGTACTGGACGAAATGGATATGTACGTATATAAAAACTGGAGTGATGGTGAATTGGCATTTGGTCCCAAAGTGGAGCGTCATTGGATCACTGCTAGCTTTATGTGGCCACGTGATAAGATGCCAGATCCCATGGCCGCTAAACGATTACAAGAAATTGGCTGTAAAATCAGCTATCAGAAAACACACTTGATGGAAGCTCGTCCTATTAAAAATCCTGGTGACATTCGTCCAGGTACCAAAAAAGGATTCATGGATCGTAAACCTATTTGGGTCGTGGAAGTTACCATGCCAAAGAAACTGGTAGTTGATATTTACAAAGGTTACATGAACAGAATGCGCGAAGAACTAGGCGATGATGGATTGAAAACTCAACCGCCAACTCCACTGGATACCAATGCGGCCAGTCAATTAAATACCGCTCCAATTAGCCCTCCAATGCCAGGTGGTATGCCTCTAGGCGGAGCACCAATCACACCACCGCCGGGTGGCGCACCGATGGCGGCATAATATGAATATTAACGAATCACTCAAAGCAAAAGATCTTAGAAATCTCGTAGACAATATTTTCGAAATTGATAATTACAGAAGTAAGGTTGGAGACGATAGAGATACTGTTGTATTGACATTTACAGTTTTTTCTCATGATCCTGCAAAAGATTTAGAAAATTTTATTGAGATGGGTTATGAATTTGTATTGGATTCCGAAGCAACCAAAGGCGAACTTGATGATGGAAATTTTCGAGTGTTTGTTGAGTTGGAACGCAGTAGGCATGTACCAGAGCAAATTATAGAAATGCTAGATGGTATTAGTAAATTGACAGACATAGAAGATTTTAAATTTCGATATCATAAAGAATTTAAAAGCCAAGATGCCACATTAGAAAAATTAACTGCTAAAATTCCAATGGATGGTGATGCATATGATGTGTCTATCCAAACAGAAGGATTAAATAATTTTAGTAATTTTTTTAGTAGTAGCTATGTAGACAATGTACAATTACTCAGCGAAACTATTAGATTAAAACGTATTCACAAAGATCCCATTACATTAAAAATTGTTGATTTTGGATCCAAGCAAGAAATGCATGAACAAACAAAAGGCCCAATCATATTAGAAGGTAACGGCATGGCTGAAACTATCTATCTAACAAAATACATTGGCAACTATAATATAAACAAAATAGGTTCAAAGTTTATATTAGAAAAAGACGGTTATGCCTTAATACTGGAGAAAGCAAATGGCGGATTTTAAATTTAATTTTACAAAAGATAAATTCAAAGCTATCATTGGTAACAACCCTTACCTTGATGATTGGTACGAATCTCTATGTCAAATACTTCCCGATTATGATATTGACACTGTACCACGTGTTGCGGCATTCTTGGCTCAAACCGCACACGAAAGCGGTAACTATCGTGCAATCAAAGAAAACTTAAATTACAAAGCAGAAAGTCTTTGCAAAGTATGGCCGAGATATTTTCCAGACTTGGCAGTGGCCAAGTCTTATGAAAAACAACCAGAACGCATAGCCAATCGAGCATATGGTAATCGCATGGGCAACGGTCCAGAAGAGTCAGGTGATGGTTGGAAATATGCAGGTAAAGGTCTTATTCAGTTAACTGGTAAAGACAACTACACACGTTACGCCCAAAGTTTAGAAATTAGTGTGGAAGAAGCCAGCGAACATTTGACAACATTTGAAGGTTGTGTACAATCAGCGGCTTGGTTCTGGGAAGCAAATAATTTAAATCAGTGGGCAGACTCAGGTGACATACTAACAATGACCAAACGTATTAACGGTGGCACTATTGGTCTTGAAGATCGCATTAAACATTATGACCACGCACTGCATGTATTAGAGGGTTAACCCATGGAACAATTTCAGTGGATGTTTAGCATCATACCAGATGCAATATTGAACTGGGTCTACTGGGGCATCATTGCTGTGGGATTGACTGGTGTTGTAGCCGGGTGGTTGGGCAAATGGATTCCAGTATACGGAAGATATGCTGGAATATTAAAACCTATCGGCATTGTTGTTCTTGTGCTGGGTGTATGGTTGCGTGGTGGGTACGACACTGAACTAGCATGGCGTGCCAAAGTAGCAGAAGCAGAAGCAAAAGTAGTTGCGGCTGAAGCTAAATCCAAAGAAATTAATACTGTTATACAAACACAGTACAGAGACAAAATAAAAACTGTTAAAGAAATACAAGTTGTTGTACAAGAACGCATAGTTAAAGAAGCCGCTAAAATGGATGCAGAGTGCAAAGTTGATGCAGAAGCCATTAGTATTTTAAATCAAGCCGCGGGAGGTAAGAAATGAACTTGATTAAATTATTCTTTCTTGTAATTTTTATCATACTGGCATTTTTGATAACAGGGTGTGCTACTAGCGTTCCAGTTACTATGAATTTTCCACAAGTTCCTGAAGAGTTAAAAACAGCTTGCCCAGACTTAAAAACTATTCCCGAAGGCACTACTAAACTAAGTGAAGTTGTTAGTAGCGTTAGTGAAAACTACGGACAGTACCAAGAATGTAAAATTAAAATAGATGCATGGACGCAGTGGTACAATAGCCAAAAGAAAATATTTGAGAGCATCAAATGAAAAAATTATTAATAATTTTAGCAGTATGGGGCTTATCGGGTTGTGCATTAATTGATGCATATTTAATGGCCAGATTTGACAACAACGAATACATGCTGATTAATCGTGTGCGTACCCAAGCAAATTTAGGTGCGGCCAAGTGTGGTAAACCCGAAGTAGTTGAAGAAGTAGATAGCATATGGCGTACCACTGTGGAGTTAAAAAATTACACTCAAAGTATTCCACGCAACGAAGAAGCCACTAAAATGAGCGCAGAGCTAGCAGAAATTGTTAAAGGGCTGAGTGATCGTTACAAGGGCACTGAACCAGTCAGCATGATGTACTGTACTACAAAATTTAGCAGTATTGAGCGTAATGCTGTTACTATCCAAAACGTTATAGGGAAGAAACCAAGATGAGCGTGGAACAACAATTAGAAGCCTTGTTTAACACCGGCGACCCAAGTTTACAAGATTTAGCAGTAAGAGCTAACGAATTAAAAAAATCCTTAGAAGCTAGAGAAATTAGCAAGGGCGAATTTATGGAAATGTTACAGGATTTAGCCCACGAAAAGAATATCAACGAATCAGCACACGATTTACAAATAAAAATAGCAGTCAATGCGGCTTTAGAGGCACTAGTTAATGTAGCAAGTATGTACTAAATATATTATAAAGACAAAGGAGCGAACTATGTCAGAAGAAGTTAAAAGCGCGAGCGAATCAAAAAAAGAAGATTGGATGAATTCTAAATGGCGTCCAATGATGGGTTGGATGTATATGCTGGTCTGTACTATGGACATGGTTATATTCCCAGTGTTATGGAGTTTGTTACAGTCGTTAAACGGCGGGCAAGTCACAAGCCAATGGAATCCATTAACATTGCAAGGTGCTGGCTTATTCCACATTGCAATGGGCGCAGTATTAGGTATTGCGGCATTTGGTCGTACACAAGAAAAAATGGCAGGAGCAAACAATGGCGGAGCACAAACTCCAACACCTGCGCCAACATTTAGTCCTGCACCAGTAGCGCCTGCTCCTAGTTTTGGTAACACACCGTTTGTTGCTCCAACAAGTACAAGTTTTGCGCCAGCACCAAGTTGGGGCACAACCCCAGTAACAACAGCAAGCGGTAAGAAGATTGTACCGGATGCTGATCAGCCAGCAATTTAATAGGAGCAAGATATGTTAGATACATTATTATGGGTAGCAGTAGGAGCATTTGTAGGTTGGAATTTTCCACAGCCATTTTGGGCAAAGATTATTCAAGAAAAAATTCAAGCCATGTTAGCTAAAAAAGGAGTATAATATGAAATTAATTTTAGCATTAGTAGCAAGTTTGGCATTAGTTGGCACAGCATACGCCGGCGGCGAAATGAAAGAAGTTTGCACACCAAAAGTGGACAAAGCAGGCAAGCCAGTAAATGATAAAAAGACTGGAAAGCAAGCTCAAGATTGTAAAAAAATCAAAGTACACAAGAAAGTAGAAGGCGAAAAAGTTCCAGAACCTGCCAAGAAGAAGTAATCAAAAACTTGACAGGTCTCCTTTAAGATAGTATAATTACTATTATTAACCGAGACCTGTTATTACGACTATGACTGATTATTACCAAACCCTAGGGATTAGCGAAGGTGCTAGTCCAGAAGAAATTAAGCGAGCATACCGAAGCTTGGCCAATAAACATCATCCCGACAAAGGTGGTGACCAAGCAATGTTCAAAAATATTAGTGTTGCAAACGACACATTAAGCGACCCACAGAAACGGGCTGAGTACGACCAACAACGGCGAGCCCCACAAGGTCAGCAATTTCATTTCCATACCGGAAATAATCCTTTTGGAGATATATTTGGGGGTGCTAGTCCGTTTGGAGATATATTTGGGCAAATGCACAGACAACAAGTTCGAAGAAATAGAGATTTGAACATACAATGTCAAATTACATTACTTGACAGTTATCTTGGCAAACAGTTGGAAGCGCAGTTTCAATTGCCCAGTGGTCGAACACAGACCGTAGTAATCAATGTTCCTGCTGGTATAAGCCATGGCGAAACTATTAGATACAACGGGTTGGGTGACGACAGTGTACAGGGTATACAGCGCGGAGATCTCAATGTAACTATTATTGTGATGAGCGATCCTAATTTTGAACGTCGCAACGATGACTTGTATACAGTTGTTGAACTTACTCCTATTGAGTCACTGATTGGTTGCAGAAAAAGCGTTAGAACTATCAGCGGCCAACATATCGATATCGATATTCGTCCAGGAGTTGATACTGGCGTTGAGTTTGCCAGTACCGGCCAAGGATTTAATAATGTACAACGCCGTACCAAAGGAAGATTTGTAGCGGTGGTTAAAATTAGATCTAAACCAGTTACAGATCCTGTATTAATAGAAAGATTGAGGCAACTAGATGTTGAAATTGCACAAAGAGGATGATCCAATTCTTAAACAACCAGCAGAGAACTGGGATTTTGAAAACCATGTCAATGCGGCTGTGGTAGAACGTGAAATGTTAGAACTAATGCGAGCTAATAATGCTATTGGTCTAGCAGGCAATCAAATTGGCTTGTTACGCAGAATATTTGTTATGCGCACTACAGACGGTCGTGAATTTGGATGTTTTAATCCGTGGATCATGTTTGGCGATAACGATAAGGCAGAAGGTGCGGAAGGTTGTTTGAGCTTTCCAAATCTCTGGCTTAAAGTTGCACGACACAATAAAATTACTGCCAGCTATCTTGACAATGCTGGTAAACCATGTATAATAGAACTTGAAGGCCTGGATGCTAGATGCTTCCAGCATGAATTAGACCATTTAAATGGTGTTACGTTTACTGAATATGTAAGCAATCTTAAATTACAAATGGCACGGAAAAAACAAAGGAAACTAAATGGTTGAACCAAGCGACAATCTACAAGCAGTATTTGAAAAGGCTATTGACACAGCTAAGAATCTTAATCACGAATATTTAACAATCGAACATCTTTTGTTTGCTATGCTGTGTGAAGAAGGATTTTCAAATGCTATTCAAGGATACGGAAGTGATCCGGAATATATTAAAAAGAATCTCGAGCATTACTTAAAAAATAAATGCGATGAAATTACTGCGGCTGGCCCAGTTGCCAAGCCCAAGAAAACACAAGTAGTTGAACGTGTACTTAACAAAGCATTTACACAAGTGTTATTCAACGGACGTCAACGCATCGAAAGTACAGACGTATTCCTTGCCATGATGAGCGAAAAACGCTCGTGGGCACACTTTTACATTCAACAAGCAGAAATTGACAAAGACAAATTTGCTGACTATATTAACAACAACTTAGAAGGCGGCGAAGAAGAAGAGATGGATCAAAGTGATGTACAAGGCAATAAAGCCCTTAAAGCCTTTACAACTAATCTTAACGAACTGGTCAAGAAAGGTAAGATTGATCCAGTAATTGGCCGCGTGGACGAATTAGAAAACATTGCGTTGAGCATGGGTCGACGCAGTAAAAACAACGTGATCCTTGTGGGCGATCCTGGTGTGGGTAAGACTGCTATTGCAGAAGGGCTTGCTTTTAACATTGTCAAGGGTGCAGTTCCAGACTTCTTAAAAGAATATCAAGTGTTCAATTTGGATATCAGTGCAATGTTAGCCGGTAGTAAATATCGCGGAGACTTTGAAGAACGTTTTAAATTAGTACTCAAGGGTTTAGCTAAAAAAGGCAAGACAATTTTGTTTATTGACGAAGCGCACATGATCAGTGGTGCCGGGTCAGCAAGCAACAGTGCTAACGATTTGAGCAACATGATGAAGCCAGCACTGAGCAAAGGCACTATTAAAGTTATTGCTTCAACTACATGGGAAGAATATCGCAAGCACTTTGAAAAGGATCGTGCGTTGATGCGCAGATTTCAACGCATCACTGTGGACGAGCCCACTGTGGAAGTCACAATGCAAATTCTCAAAGGTATTAAGAAATATTACGAAGAGCATCACAAAGTTAAAATTAAAGATGACGCTTTACAAGAAGCAATCAAGCTGAGTGTGAAATATCAAGCAGACAAAAAATTGCCGGACAAAGCCATTGACTTGATTGATGTAGCTTGCTCACGTTTTAATTTAAAAATGCCGGACAGCGAACGGGTGGTCAATTCCGAAGGCATACGTTTTGAACTTGCCAAGATGGTTCAAATTCCGGAAGAAGTTGTGGCTGAACAAGAAAGCGAAGGACTTGTTAATTTACAAGGACATCTTGCAAAAGAAGTGTACGGACAAGACACTGCACTACAAGAAATTGTTGATAAGATTATAGTTGCACAGGCAGGACTTAAATCAGAAAACAAACCTGTTGGATCATTTGTGTTCATGGGCCCGACTGGCACAGGTAAAACTGAAACAGCCAAGAGTCTGGCTAAACACCTAGGCACTAAGTTGTTGCGTTTTGACATGAGTGAGTATCAGGAAAAACACAGTATCAGCAAGCTAATTGGTAGCCCTCCAGGTTATGTTGGCTTTGAAGAAAATTCAGGATTGTTGATTACGCAGATTCAAGAAAGTCCCAATGCTGTATTGTTGTTTGATGAAATTGAAAAGTCACATCCGGATGTAGCCACAGTATTGCTACAAATAATGGATAATGGTTTTATTACTGGATCAAATGGTAAGCAAGCAGACTGTCGTCAACTTATTCTTATTTTGACAACAAACGCTGGTGCTCAAAGTGCTGAAAAGAATGCCATTGGTTTTGGCGCACAGGAAAAAGACTACAGCGATGTAGACTTGAAGAAGTTCTTAACACCAGAGTTCCGTAATCGTTTAGACGGTATTATTGCATTCAAGAAACTTGGCAAGCCAGTTATGGTCAAGATCGTTAACAAGTTCATTGACGAGATGCGTGATCAAGTCAAAGAAAAGGGTATCCGTATTAAAATCAATAACGAAGCAGTTGATTGGCTAATTGAAAAAGGCTTTGACAGCAAGATGGGTGCTCGTCCACTGCAACGTACTATTGATAAGGAAATCAAACGTGACCTTGCTAAGATGATGTTGTTTGGAGAACTTAAAAACGGCGGCTGGCTACATATCAGTGTTGAGGAAGGTAAAATCTTGCTTACTGCTAAAGTTAAAACTCCAAAACTACCATTAGTAGTAAGCGATGCTGAAACAGTTACTATAACACAGAATGAAGTATAAAGAGACCCGTAGTTTATTTTTAGGAAAATACCAGTACAAAATTGCACTGATATGTTCCAGTGCTACCTTGTTCAGGGGAGGCGATATTGACAATGCCATTATGGAGTTGGCAAAAATTGATGTCAAGTACCCTGAACATTTTTCCTATTGGGCCAGTCGAATCAAATCCACAGAAGATTTAGAATATGTGAGATCATTATGCAGTGATTTTAAAAAGATTACAGATTATGATTTGCGTGTGGAACAACCCATTATTAACATTTACACTAACGATATCAAGTCAGTTAAGTTATTTGAAAAGAAATATACCGATACTATTAAGTTTATTAGTAAGCCGTCTGCGAATGGTGTGTTAACTAGCGATACTATCATCATGAATAAGATGAACTTTGAATATCGTATTACCATGGGTGCGACCAAGCAGGAATACAGCAGTTTTGTCGAATGGGCTGAAAATAATGCTAAAATCAAGCTGACTAAGAGCTGTACACGAGATTTAAACCGTGGCAGAAGTTGGGGTGGTACGCACTTCTATGTCACAGGCGACAACAACTTACTCATGACTAAGATGCATTTAGGCGGTACTATAAGCAAAGTACAGCGTATTATACACCAGCCTGAAGTATAAAAGTCATTTTGTGTATTACGATAAATACTCTAACTGCACCAGTTAGGGTATTTTTTTGATAAACGGGCCAATATATGCGTATAAATGAACTCTGCGAAAGCATCGATTTAGAATTAGAGAAAAATGGTAACAAACACGGATTAGATTTCGATCTTAAGGATGACTTGTTATTCTATATGACTCACAACGATAGTGCATATCGCCGCCATACCTACCCAGCAATTATGGATTGCAGTGATATGCTAGAATCAGGTAAGCAGACCAATCCTGCATTATTTAAAAATGCTGTGGAACAAGCATATAACTCATACTGTAACGAATTTCAAATACGCGAACTTCCAGACGATATAGATCAGGAACTGTTAGACGAAGTATGTAAGCATATACACGAAGATGAGTGTGAAAAGATCAAAGACGGTCATTACAAGAGAAAATAAGTGTTACTTAGAGAATTATTCATCCGCGAAGATGCAAAGCCTAAAATCCCGCCTATGCTTGGGAGAGCATTTAACCACCCAGAACATTTTGTAATCTTCTACGGTGTGAGCGGTATACTAGAAGCATTACAACATTTTGACGAAATCAGTGCCGAACCTCACCAATTAAGATTTAAATGGGACGGCAATCCTCAAATTTATTGGGGCAGAGAAGTTTCTGGCGGTCCGTTAATATTGGCAGGACACAACGGTTGGGGCAAGGGCGGACGTAACACTGGTACAACAATGGACGACTTTACTAGTCCCGAAGCTGTTAAGAATTTTATTCTTAACAAAAGCGGTGAAGGTGCAAAAGGGCAAGAAATAACTCCCGAACGTCAACGCTTTGCAGAAGAATTTGCAAATTTGTATCCTACGTTTGATGCGGCTACTCCTAAAGACTTTGTGGGGTTTGTATATGCTGATGCAATCTTTATGCCTGCTACTAAACCCAAGATGGACAAAAGTGGTACATACAATATGCATCCTAACCCGCATAGTGCAACTGAATATCATGTTAGTAAAGACAGCGAACTGGGTAAACGTATAGCAGGTGCAAACCTTATGATAGCCGCGCATGGCACATTTGATACATTTGGTGCACCAGATGCTGAACAAAAACCCAAAGATGATTTTAGTGAGTTTAACGACACACCTAAATTGATTGTGTTAAACCCTATTTACAACGATACTGCTCCTAATATTGACAAATCAAAATCCAGCAGTCTTACTAGTGCAAATGCAGAACTAGGTGAAACACAAAGCTGGTTAGAAAAGAATAGTAATAAAATTGATACATTTGTTGGAAGCGTTTCACATACAGATAAGAATGGTATTTTTTATCCGTTCCTAAATCAAAAAAATGCAGGCGGAACATTTGATTCAATAAATGCAAAAGTATTTTTTGATTGGATGGCTGAAGCACAAGCCAACGGTAAGCCACGTGTATCTTTGCCTAAGCAACAGGTGATATATCAACTGGAACAACAGACTGGTGCTTTGGACGAAGTATTCCATGCTATGAAAGTTATTCGTGATATCAAACACGAAATATACGAAATTGCAAACAACACCCATACTGCTGATGTGTGGGCAACTAATAGCGAAGGGTATGTTCGTTACGCACAAGATGGTCACAAACACGGTAATATGAAAATCGTTGCACCAGGGTGGAAAAATTGAAAACATATCACTTAACAGAATCTGAACAAGATCAAGCGGCCATTATATTTGGAAGATTTAATCCTCCGCACTTTGGCCACAAAGCCGCGTGGGACATTGCGGCTGGTTTTCCTATATGGTACGTGGGTACAAATCAAAGTACACAAGGTCCTAAAGATCCTCTTCCATTTGACATTAAAATGGAAGCTATGAAAACGTTCATGCCCGAGTTAGAGGATCATTTAGTGGCGGAACAAAGTTGGTTTACTCTAGCATCAATGGTTTACAAGCAACACGGTGCTGTTACATTGCACATCGTTACAGATGCAAATGATGCAAAAATATTTGTGCCTGCGTTACAAAAACAAAACGGGCTAGAAGGACCTCATGGATTTTATAAATTTAACGATATCGTTTGGTCTGAAGCAGAAAGAAAAAGCGAAGCAAGCAAGGTTAGACAAGCAATCAAAGATAATAATCCACAAGACTTTGAAACATATTCAGGAGTATCTGTTAATACAGAAGTAGCAGGTCATCCTTATTTCAATTTAGTAAGACATTACATGATGCCTTATATGCAAGCTGAAATGGATAAAGAAAAGCAAAAGGCTGAAAGAGAAAAGCAAAAAGCTGAAAAAGAACAACAAAAAGCAGAGAAAGCCGCTATGAAACAAAACAAAACAAAAGGGCCTGCGCAAGAATTAGCAGAAAGCAATTTAAAAGAATTATCTACTGAATTATTAGGCAAGTATAAAAAAGCCGCTGGAGCTGATGCCAAAAAAGCAGATGCAGAAGGTGACTATGCTCGCGGCGACAAGCGTTTCAAAGGCATTAATAAAGCTACCAATAAACAGTTTGACAACGATCTCAAAAAGCACGGACAGCAAAGTGTGGTAAAAGGCAAAATAGACGAAGGTGTTAATGATCCTCACATTTTCAAATGTATATTATTATTTGGCCCAATGGGTGCAGGCAAAAGCACAATTGCTAGACCGCTGTTAACACATACCGGTTTGCGTAGTGTAAACCTAGATAATTTCAACGAAATGTTTATTAAAAAAGGTGAAGTACCAACTGGACACTTGGCGCCGGATCAACTTGAAAAAAGTTGGCAACTTAGTCAAACTCAACAAGGAAATTTTATCGATGGCAGGCTAGGTATTATTGTTGACGGATCCGGCAGAAACCCCGATACAGCGATAGGTGTAATTGAAAAACTACAGCCGCTGGGTTATGAATTCATGATGATATTTGTAAATGTCAGTGAAGCCACTAGCATAGCCCGTCAACAGTCAAGAGCAGACAAGCAACAGCAACAATGGGGAGTGGGTCGTCAAGTGGATGCCACTCTAGCTAAAGATACGTACTCACAGGTTCAAAAAAATCTTGAAAAGTACTCAGCCTATTTTGGACCTAAGCACTTTGTCTATGTTGACAACGAGAACACGCCAGATCTGTCACAGGCAACAAAAAAAGTTGACGCATTTTTAAGAGAGTCTACTACTCAACCAGAAGCACTTGAGTGGATAAAAACACAAAAAGGCGGCGAACAAGTTGCACAAAAACAGCGAAAATTAGCCACAGCACAGGATAGTCAGAACAACGCACTGAAACAATATAATCCATTAAATCCAAAATTTTGGAAAACTGATAGCCAAGGGAAAAAGCAGTTTACTGACCCGAGTCAGCAAGATATAGCAGAAGTAAAACAACGGTTGGACCCAAAATGCTGGAAGGGCAAACACAAGGAAGGTACCAAGATCAAAGGCGGCATTCGTGTGAACAACTGTGTGCCCAACGAAGGTCGTGCAAGCATAGGTTACGTGCTTGAGGAAATCTGGCAACAGAGATTCAATAAATAATGAAACAGTATAGAATAACTTCACAAGATCTAAATCAAGATAGTCCTGACGATTGCTATCTTGCACCCAACGATCCTATACAGGAATTAAAGATCTTATCGGGCATGGGTGGTTTAGGTGGAGAAGCTAGACTGCACGAATATCGTGCTGGCCAAGGTAGCAATATCAGTGTAACTGGCAGTAGCAAAGGAGAACTGATGCGTAAAAACAATATCCAACCCGGAACTCCAGAATGGTTTAAATTATGGTTTAGTTTGCCTTATATGACAGGTGAACAACCAGTGGGAAACGACAATGAGAGCAACTGAATTCATTACAGAAAAAACAAACACGCTTGGTAAATCTGAACGTCTGGCTGGGCCTTATGCTAAACGATATGATGATATGGACACATATTATGACATGTATCGCTTGGGTATTGCTATTGCTGGTGGCGGAAATGCGGATGCTGAAGGCCCTGCAAGAGCAAGTCCAACTGTTTGGATTACCAACAGTGTTGAGGAAGACAAAGTTAAAACTGCTGAAAAAACACTTGGTCAGAAAGGCACAGTAATTGTACCAAAAGGACCCAGCGAAGAATTACGCAGTACCAGTACTGTTAGCCCAGTGGCTAGTGTTAAAAAGAATCAGTACGGCATATGAGATTAAGAGAAATCATATCAGAAACCGCCACAGCCGGCGCCACAAGTGCGGCTAATATTGGTACTGTGGTAAGCCCACATCTTGCTATTGGTAAGAATCTCGGTAAAAAGAGTTATACAGGAAGTCCAGGAAAGTCCGGTACAAAGGCTCCTAAACCTCCCAAAATTGTTCAGAAAAAGAAAAAAGACGGTACAGCTACAAACGCTCTTGACATGAAGGGCAACATCTTCGGCGGCGGCTCAGCCATCAAAAGATAAATATTACAAGTTAACGGAGTCCTAACATGGCCAAACAAGATCTATATAAAACAGCGCAACAAAGTGCAAAACTATTCAAATTAATTCAAGACGAACAGCTATTAGAAAGCTGGGTCAAGAACAAAATTATCAGTGCCGCAGAAGATATTTCCACGGTATATCAGTACTTGAACTATGAAAAACAGTTTCAAGACTACAGCCGAATGATTGCTGAAAGTACTGATCTAAGCGAAAGCAAACGTGCTGTGTTAACCAGCAAACTTGCAGAAGCCAAAGAAAAAGTCAAAGAGCTTAAGAAAAAAGCGGCCAAAGAAAAGTCTGAAAAGATGGACGAGGATACCACCAAAAGTACAAAAACTCAGCACGGAACAGCTACAGCCACATTTGATGATGACGGCAAGCGTAAGAGTGTAAAGCATACAGACGAGCGCAAATACTCCGACGGTGGCGATGATATGGATACCGATGCTAAATCAGGCAAAGGTAGCGGAAGTCATGCTAAAGCAGAAACAGCGGCACAGAAAAAAGAAAAAGCTCCAGCGCAAAAGCAAAGTCCTAAGAGTGCTAAGACATGGGGAATGAAAAACAGCGAGAAATTTGACAATCGTGATAAAGTAGACGAAGCCAAAGATGAAAAGTGCAATCATTCTGCTAAGGGTAAAAAATGTCCAGTGCATGGTCTGAAAGAATGTGGCGGTGGCATGTACGAAGCCAAGAAGACAATGAGTCGTGCGGCCAAGGGTCATGAAAAGTACGGCAAAGAAGGTATGGCCGCATTGGCTAAAGCTGGTAAGGAAGGCAAAAGTCTAGAGCCAATCAAAGCCAAATACAACAAGTACGACGAAGGTGCTATGCCAATGAAGAAAGTTGGTGGCAAGAGTGTGCCAGCATTTGCGGCAGACGGTAAAGGTAAAGATGATTTAGCAAAGAAGAAAGCATCTAGCAAAGTCAAAGAAGCCATTGCCCGTGCTAAAGATGTATTAGAAGGCAAAGGCAAAAAGAAAGATAAGATGGACACGGAAGGTAGTGCATTTGGCCTGGCGGTAGTCAATGCTAAAAAAGATGGCATCCAGAAAGGTGAAAAGATTAAAGTAGGCAACAAAGAAATTCCATTGAAAGAGTCTACAGAGCTAGATCGTTTAAAAGCGTTAACACAACGTCTAAACGGATAATACCATGGACATGAAGAAAATTTTACAGGCAATTGATAGCGGTTCTACAAAGCCTGTAGGAAATTCCAACGACATGAAGAAATTTTTGTCAGTTGTGACAGAAGGTGCTAATACACATAAGGTAGCATTGCCAGTACAAATGGCCATGCAACATTATTCAACTCCCGCTGTTGCGCAACCAAGAACTATTAAAGAAGTTAAGAAAACAGCAATGTCCAGTATGTTGTATCAATACTATACAGAAGCTGAACAACAAATAGCTGAACAAGACACAGCCAAGAAAGAAATTATTAGCGAACAGGCACGCCGTATTGCTGAACGTGTACTTGCAAAAGAAGGCGCACAACAAGCGGCCATTGCCATTGCTAAGAAAGCATCTGGCAAATACAACAAAGACGGTAAGCGTATCAAAGAATCATTCAATCCAGAATATGATGACGAAGCTGGTATGGCAGATAACAATTTAAACACACTGGAACGTGCTGTTGACGGTATCGATGATATTATCAATGCTGGAGACAATTTGCCAGAATGGTGCCAAGAAAAAATCGCAGTTGCTAAAAGTATGTTAGTCACAGTTTGGGACTACATGAAAAGTGAAGAAAATGGCGAGCAAGGTGTGGCGGAAATGCGTAATCGCAGAGATGCGTATCAACGAGATTATGATTCTAGTCAAACAGGTTTTAGTCGTGAACACGATCATCGCGGGCTAGAGCAAGAACTAGCTCACGAAACAAATAACTATGCTGTAAGTATTAACGGCAAACAATGGAAAGTGTTTGGTTCACGTCAAGAAGCTAATCGTGTTTCAAATGCCATGGAACGTAAATATCCAGATAAGAAAATTGGAGTACACGCTACCGGTGCTCCAGTAAGTGAAGGCGCCAAGTAATGGAAGAATTAATCAAAGCAGTAAAAGTGGCATTTGCCAGCGAGCATGTTTATTATGTCAAAGCTTCATCATTTCACTGGAACATAGAAGGTTCAAACTTTCCCCAATATCACGATTTATTAAACAACATATACACAGAAGTGTATACCGCACAAGATCCGTTTGCTGAAAACATTCGCTATTTGGGATCCTATGCACTTGGCAGTAACAGCGCATTTTTAAAATACAGTGCCATCCAAGAAAGCAACTCAGTACCAGCACCAGAAGCCATGCTGTCTGAATTGTTGGCAGACAGTGAAAAAATTATTGCTTTTTTAAAAGTAGCATTCGATCTCGCAGAACGCGAACACGAACACGGACTAAGTAACTTTATTGCAGATCGTCAAACTGCACATGGCAAACATGCATGGATGCTACGTAGCACTTTGAAGAACACAGGAATTTAAAATGGATTTGAAAGCACTTTTAAATAAATTAGATACTATTGACCAACGACAAGTGTTGTTGGAAAGTGCCACCATGATCGATGAAGTGTTAACTGCTGATTTACAATTATTAAAAGAATCATATATTGCTTTAATGGAGCGAGTTCGCAGAAAAGAACTAGAAGCCATAGCAAACATACAAGATGCCGGAGTACGTAGAAAACAGCTTGGGCAATTGGCAATAAGAAACGACTATCCAGGATTATTTGATCCAGTCAACGGTAAGTGGGTAGATGCCAAGGGCGATTATGCTTGGTTTGGTCCGTACAAAGCTGAAGTTGAACAGATGGAAAAAGACGGACTAGTTCCTGACATTGCAAAGACCAGTGCATTTTTTGGATTGATGGGCAAGGACGAGGGTGAAGCATTCAAAGCCAGCAACGTAAATCGTACCAAGTATGACCTAATCGATGATGCAGAAGACATTATTACTCAAGCATTAAAAAGCAAAGCTGTTCGATATGATGAGTCTGCTCCACAGGGCAAACTTGCTCAGGCATTAACAGAAGGCTTTGGTTATACATTTACTCCTTTGAAAGAAAGTATCACCGTTGACCAAGCTAAAAAATTATACGGAATAATTGACATACTTGCTAAGGATGCAAAATACGCCGACGACAAAGAAGTACAAGAGTTACTTACCAAATATCAAGAATACAAAAAATATAGAACTGTGTTAGTCACAGCTATACAGTCAGCTATAACTGAATTGAAAGCCATACTAAACCCAGTAGCTACCCCAGTTAATGAATCAAAACAATATTTAAAAGAACAAGTATATCTTATTGAAACTGAAAACGACACTATCAGTGCAGTACACATTTACTATGATGCCAATGGAAACCCTGTTGAATACATCATTACAGAAGATGTTGAAGCATTGGGCAGAGGTGTGTTGGCAGGATTGACATTTGGTTGGGGCGACAATGCTATTGCCAAAATGATATCCACATACAAAGGTACAAAATACGGTGATGAATTATTAAAACAATTGCAAGCCAGCGAAGCCGCAAAGAAACGTAGTCCTGTTTGGTACTACGGCGGACAAGCCGCTGGATCTATTGCTATTATTCCCGGAGGTGGCGGACTAGTTGCTGGCGCATTGAAAGTTGGCGGGGCAATGGCAGTACAAGCAGGAAGCGATGCATACATACGTACTCCGCACAATGCAAAATACGTTGGCGATGCGATGTCCAAACAAAAACCTGCTGATGCAGATGCAGTTAAAAAAGTACAAAAAGCGGCTGGTGCAGAACCAACTGGCGTATTGACTCCTGGTGATGCAAATGCTGTTGCACAACAAGGCACAGCTATTACCAAAACATCAGCAACTATGAGTTCAAAAACTGATCCAGCTGAAGTTGCAGAGGGTGGTGCTGAACAACAGGCCGCTATGAAGGAATTCTTTGCCAAAGTTGGTGTTAAGAACTTAGAAGAATTAAAAACCAAAATGCCGAGAGATCTTAATCAAGCCGGCGAGTATGTGGCAAAGATACTGGGTATTACTTCTCAGGCTCCTGTCGCTAATGAATCCATAATCTATTCAAGCATGACTGATACAGAACGCATGTCTTACTTGCGTGACAAATTATCACAGCTAGATGAAGCTGGTCTTCCTTTAGGTGCGTTAGGTCGATTTGGGGCAAGATTTGGTATCGCTACTGCTGAAGGTAAGGCATTGTTTGCATTGGAAAAAATAATTGGAAAACAAGCAGACGAAGTTGTTATTGCCGCAGCCAGTACTCGACTTGGGCCTAGATTTGTAGATCCCGGTAATTGGAAGATGATTCCAGGAACAGAAGGCAAGGTCTGGAAAAATACAACCACTGGCCAACAGACAGATGTAGTAACATTAACAAAACAAGCGGAAAAAGATTGGAAATTGTTAGGTAAACCCGCACCTCCAGCACCAGCACCAGCACCTGCTCCAGCACCTGCTCCAGCACCAGCACCAGCACCTGCTCCAGCACCTGGGCCAGGAGCAGTAACATTCAATGCTGGTAAACAAGTTGCATCTGCTGAAATACAAGGTGTAAAATATGTTAAAGACAAAGCCGGCAATTGGTTTAGAGCAGAAGCTAATGGTACGTTTACACAAGTTACAAAAAACAAGCTACTAACTAAGTTAGCGGCCGCTGAAGTTAAAACTCCTTTAATGGCAAGAATGGCTGGAAAATTTCCAAAGACTGTGGTCGCACTAGGTGCAATTGGAGCAGTTGCTAAATTTGGTTGGAATTATAAATGGTGGTTGGTTATGGCCGGGCTTGTGGCCGGTGCTTACTTTGTAAATCAAGATACCACCAACGGTCCTGAAGGTAACGGTAACAGCGATGGTCAACGAGTTGAAAAACCAGAAGAAACTGAAGCTAGACTAAAAAGAGAAGCTGAAGCAAAAGAAAAAGAAGCCGCTGAAAAGAAAGCCACCGCTGAAAAAACAAGCAAGATTCAAGCCAATGGTGCTAAATTACAAAAACTAATTACAGAATTGGTTAACATGTATCCAGTTGATGATATCACTAATGAATTAAAAACTCAGGTAGACGAATTATTCAAACAAGCCAACTACACACCAACTGGTATGGGATCCGGTGACGCGGCCAAAGCCGCAGATACTACCAAGCGTAAACCCACTGGTGACGGCTGGTTAAACGCCAAGTATTAATTAATAAAAATGGCAGATTAATTTCTGCCATTTCCACCTCTAAAGGTTGCATTACACAGATAATTAGTATATAATTAGGCTATAGTTAAGGAGACTTACATGTCAGGACGTTCATACGGTGCAGAAGAAAAGGCAAAACTAGAAAGATTGATTAGTGAAGGTTCTACAGTGCTTCGCGAAATTGAAGATTTATCAGAAGGCTTGAAAGAAACAGTTAAGGCAGTGGCAGAAGAACTCAATGTAAAACCCAGCGTTATCAATCGTGCTATCAAAATTGCACACAAGGGCGACTGGACTGCGCATAACGAAGATTGGGCAGAAATTGAAGCTATTTTAGATATTACAAAACGTATCTAATAAATATTGTACGAAAGGTCGGCGGGCCATAAACCGCAAGTAGGTATTTGCAAGCCGTAAATTGCATATGGAGAATAAATGAGCTATGTAGACGCATGGTTTGACCGTAATAACGATGTTATTAAAGTTGTCGAACGCAACAAAAAAGGTGAAAGGGAATTTAGAGACATTCCTGTACGCCACACATTTTACTATAAAGACGCCCGTGGAAAGTATCTTTCAATTTACGGTGACGCTCTAAGCAAAGTTGTAGTTAAGAGCACAAAAGAATTACGCAAAGAACAAGCAATCAATTCAGGTAAGCAATTATTTGAAAGTGATATCAATCCAATCTTTGTAACACTGAGCGAAAACTATCTAAATGCAGACCCTCCCAAACTAAACGTAGCGTTTTTCGACATCGAAGTAGACTTTGATCCAGAACGTGGCTACAGCACACCAGATGATGCGTTCATGCCTATCACTGCTATCGCTGTTCACTTACAATGGTTGGATACTATGGTGTGCTTGGCAGTTCCTCCAAAGACACTTACTATGGAAGAAGCCAAAGCAATGGTCGAAGAGTTTCCAAATACCATGTTGTTTAAAACAGAAGCGGAAATGTTGGATGTGTTTTTAGACCTGATCAAAGAAGCGGATATTTTAACTGGTTGGAACAGTGAAGGTTATGATATTCCGTACACAGTTAACCGTGTTACCAAAGCACTGAGCAAAGATGACACAAGACGTTTTTGTTTGTTTGATCAATATCCCAAACGTCGTGAATATGAAAAGTTTGGTCGCGATTCAGTTACATATGATTTAGTTGGGCGTGTGCATTTGGACAGTCTTGAACTGTATCGCAAGTACACATATGAAGAACGTCACAGTTATCGATTGGATGCTATTGCAGAATACGAGCTGGGCGAACGTAAAACACAATACGAAGGCACACTGGATCAACTTTACAATCATGATTTTAAAAAGTTCATTGAATACAACAGACAAGACTGTGCGCTTCTTGATCGCTTAGACAAGAAGCTGAAATTCCTTGACCTTGCCAACACACTGGCACATGAAAATACTGTGCTGTTACAAACCACAATGGGTGCTGTTGCAGTGACTGAACAGGCCATTATTAACGAAGCACACAGACGTAACATGCAAGTGCCTAATCGTACTAAGATGGACGACCGTGAAGAAAACACAGCGGCCGCAGGTGCGTATGTTGCTTATCCCAAAGAAGGCATACATGACTGGATTGGTTCGCTGGACATCAACAGTCTTTATCCCAGTGCTATTCGTGCGCTGAACATGGGTCCGGAGACTATTATTGGACAATTGCGTCAAACAATGACTCAAGAGTACATTGATAACAAGATGGCAAAAGGTTCTAGCTTTGCGGCATCGTGGGAAGGTGTATTTGGATCACTGGAATATACCGCAGTAATGAATCAAGAGATTGGTACTGACATTACTATTGATTGGGAGAATGGTCAAACTGATGTTATTAGTGCGGCTGAAGTATACAAGTTGATCTTTGATAGTCACCAGCCCTGGGTACTCAGTGCCAACGGCACTATCTTTACTTATGAAAAGGAAGGCGTTATTCCTGGCTTGTTAAAGCGTTGGTATGCTGAACGTAAAGAGATGCAGGCCAAACTCAAAGACTGTATTAAGACTGGCAACAAAATTGAAGAAGAGTACTGGGACAAACGACAGTTGGTTAAGAAGATTAACTTGAACAGTTTGTATGGTGCTATTTTGAATCCCGGTTGTAGATTCTTTGACAAGCGTATTGGACAGTCAACTACATTGACTGGTCGGCAAATTGTTAAACACATGGCGGCCAAAGTAAATGAAATTGTTGCTGGTGATTATGATTACCGAGGTAAAGCAATTATCTATGGTGATACTGACAGTTGTTATTTTTCAGCATACACTACACTAAAGAAAGATATCGATTCTGGCAACATCGAATGGACCAAAGAAAATGTAATTCAACTATATGATAATATTAGCGAAGAAGTTAACACAACTTTTCCGCAGTTTATGTTGGATACGTTTCACGTGCCAAAAACACGCGGTGAAGTTATCAAAGCAGGTCGTGAAATCGTTGGTAGTAAGAGTTTGTTTATTACTAAAAAGCGTTATGCCGTGCTGTACTATGACAAGGAAGGCAAACGGGCAGACGTAGATGGTAAACCTGGCAAGATCAAGGCCATGGGCTTGGATCTGAAGCGTAGTGATACGCCGGAATTTATTCAGAACTTTTTAAGTGATGTACTTGAAAAGGTCTTGACAGGAACCACCGAAAAAGATGTATTAGCACACATCAGTGAATTTAGATTGAGATTTAAAAGTAGGCCGGGTTGGGAGAAAGGCAGTCCCAAACGTGCCAACAAAGTTACTGAATATCAAGCTAAAGAAGCCAATGCGGGTAAAGCTAACATGCCGGGACATGTTCGTGCTAGCATTAACTGGAATACATTAAAACGTATGTTCGGTGACAAATACAGCATGAACATCACAGACGGTCAAAAAGTTATTGTTTGCAAACTAAAACAAAATCCCATGGGGTTTACATCAGTGGCATATCCCGTGGATGAATTACGTTTGCCACAATGGTTTAAAGACTTGCCGTTTGATCACGCTGAAATGGAACAAACTATTATCGATAACAAATTAGATAACCTAATTGGCGTATTGAAATGGGACGTTCGTAGCACTGAAGAAAAGAATACCTTTAATAGTTTATTTGAGTTCTAATATGAAAATAATAATTGCAGGATACGGATTTGTTGGAAAGGCAGTGGCCAGTGCGTTGCAAACCAAACACGAACTGGTCATTATCGATCCAAAATATAACAGTAATCGAATCACTGACCATATAGATGCAGATGGCATTATTGTTTGTGTATCTACTCCAACTACTGAAAATGGAATTTGTGATGCGAACAACATTGCCAATGTGTTAGATCATGTTCCATTTTTCATGCCTGTTATGATTAAAAGCACATTGACTCCTCCTAACGTGCAGGGCTTTAAAGAAGTTTACGAAAATCACAGCATTGTTTACAGTCCAGAATTTTTGCGGGCCAACAGTGCTGAGGCGGATTTTGTTAATCAAAAATACATTATTGTGGGCGGAGAAGATCCAGAAGGATTTTGGCACGAATTATTCACCACTACATTGCCTAATTGCAAAATGATTTTTCAATGCAGTGAAGAAGAGGCATGCATGATCAAATATACTGTGAATTGTTTTCTTGCTCTCAAGGCCAGTTACTTTAATCAAATAGCTGATATTTGTGATAACAACAAAATGGACTACGATATTGTAAGACATATTGTAGGTCAGGATACACGCATTGGAGCAGGACATACACTGGTTCCAGGGCCAGATGGACAGCGAGGATGGGGAGGTGCATGTTTTCCCAAAGATACTGAAGCATTTTTAAAGTGGTCTAACACAATTGGAATGCCAGCAACATTGGTAGAATCATCTATCCAATACAACAATAAAGTAAGAAAAAACTCTTGACTTTAAACAAAAACCTAAATATAATACACATAAGGAGATTCATATGAAAGATATTTTACAGGACTTAGTAGCACACACGCATAGTCTAGGATTTTTACCGCTAGTTAAAATTTCTAGCACAGACCAAGAAACAGTTATCGAAGGCATGGCAGAAGACCGTAGCGTTATTTTGCAGGCCAAAACAAATGCGCCCGTCAGTAATTTTGAAGGCACGTTTGGTATGCCTAACTTGAACAAGTTGGATTTGCATTTGAAGTGTCCCGAATACAAAGAAGGCGCAAGCATTGAAGTGGTTACACAACAACGCAACGGCGAAGATATCCCAACAGGCCTGCATTTTGAAAATGCATTTGGCGACTTTAAAAACGACTATCGTTTTATGAATGCTGAAATTATCAATGAACAAATGAAAACTGTCAAGTTCAAAGGCGCAAGTTGGAATATTGAATTCGAACCCACTGTGGCTAGTATTCAAAAGTTGAAATATCAAGCGGCCGCGCACACTGAAGAAACAACATTCCAAGTAACAACTAAGGATGACAACTTGATTTTTAGTTTCGGTGATGCAACAACACACTCTGGTAATTTTGTATTCCAAGCAGGAGTTACTGGTAAACTAAAACAAACTTGGGCATGGCCAGTTAGTCAAGTACAAAGCATTTTGAACTTGAGCGGCGACTGCACAATGCGTATCAGTGATGCAGGTGCATTGCAAATTACAGTAAACAGTGGATTGGCTGAATACAATTACATTTTGCCAGCACAAGCTAAATGAGCCAAGTAGATCCAAAAATACTCGAATTGGAAAGACAGATACAGTTCTTGAAGGAACAAGTTATTCGTCTTTCTACTCGTGTAGAGTATTTAGATAGAGAACGAGTTCGTTCAAAAAATGAGATAGGTCAGATCGTGCATGAAGTACGATCACGGAAATAGAATGGAAACTAAAAAAAGAACAGTGGTGAGAATGCTTACATACCGGTTAACGGCATGGTTGTTCACTATCGTCTGGACATATTTGTTCACAGAAGATATTACTAGTGCTACAGGATTTGCCACAGCATTACATGTTCTTTTAAGTGTAGACTATTATATTCATGAAAGAATTTGGTTAAAAATAAAGTGGGGCAAAATTGAATAAGAACCTAACAGCACATCAGAGCGATTACGCATACTTCTTGCCAGCAACAAGTGGTTTTTACAGCACGTACATAGGTAAACAGCGTTACAGCAACTATGTGGATCCTGCTCGTATTCCTGCGAGCTTTGGCCCTATGGGCGTTGAAGCTATGAACTATTTGAATCCCAATGCGGCATTTTACTTTGACCATTGTTTGTATTCAGCTGGACATGCTAACTTGGACTTGACTAAACCAGACCCGAGTGAAGATATGTTTCGTAATAGAGACCGTAGCACCAGTTGGGTGCTAGGCGACTCTGGAGGTTTTCAGATTGGTAAAGGTGTGTGGGAAGGCGAATGGAATGATCCAACTGGGCCAGTAGTTGCACAACGTATGGCCGAAGCAGTTGCAAAAGGCATTGAACTAGTGCCACAAATGCATCCAACTGGTCATCCTAAAACAGATAAAAATGGCAATCCCAAGTATACTAAAGTTGATCATGTTAAAGTGTATCAAGCCAAACTGGATGCGGCACAAAAGAAACGTGAACAAGTATTAACTTGGATGGATGCTCTCATGGACTATGGCATGGTGCTTGACATTCCAGCATGGGTCGGTCGCAGTCCGGTTGGTGCTAAGAATAGTGGAGTTGCCAGTTACGACCAAGCTGTTAGTGCAACCAAATACAATAACGAGTACTTTATTAAACATCGTACAGGTGCTTGTAAGTTTTTAAATGTATTACAGGGCGAGAATCACGCACAGGCAGAAGATTGGTATCAGCAAATGAAAGACTTTTCCGATCCAACAAAATATGAACGTCCGTTCAATGGTTGGGCCATGGGTGGCCAAAACATGTGTGATGTGGATTTAGTTTTAAGAAGATTAGTGGCATTGAAGTTCGATGGACTCCTTGAAAAGGGTCATCAAGACTGGATGCACTTCCTAGGCACCTCTAAGTTAGAGTGGGCATTGTTATTAACTGACATACAACGAGCTATAAGGAAATATCATAATGAAAACTTTACCATCTCTTTTGACTGCGCCTCACCGTTCCTTGCCACAGCAAACGGTCAAATCTATGTCCAAACAGAAATCAAAGACAGAGAAAAATGGCTCTACCGAATGTTGCCGTCTCTTGATGACAAAAAGTACAGCCAAGATACACGACTCTTCCAAGATGTAGTTGTTCAGGATAAACACTTTATCAGTTTTACTACAAGTCCAATGATGGACGGGGTAGAGGTTAAAGACATTTGTATCTACGGTCCAAATGACGTTAACAAAATTGGTAAGATAGGAAAGACCAGCTGGGATAGTTTTACTTACGCAATTATGATGGGTCATAATGTTTGGTTACATTTGAACAGCGTACAAGAAGCTAATCGCCAATATGATGCTGGACTATGCCCAAGTATGCTGGTAGATGAAAGATTCAATCGTACATACTTTAAAGATGTTGTCGATGCTATCTTTAGTACAGACGACAGAGCTATTGCTGAAGGGATTATCGAAGCATATAGTAAATTTTGGATGGCTATTCCCGGCACACGTGGTGCCATTGGTAAGAAAACAGTTAACGCTAGTACTATGTTTTCCACTCTCTTTGACGAAGTAGAGGAAGATAGTGTACAATTAGAAGAAGAAGTAGATTTTGACACTGATAAATTAGATGACTTGGAAGCACAATTACATCATGACATTACCTGACGAACGATATCGAGCAGTAGTACAGACTCAACGATTTTTATTACAGATCTTAACTACTCCTCGAGTTCCAAAAGCAATTAAAGATCAAGCAAGAAGTTGTTTACGTCATTATCCCAGCGACTGGGATATGAAACGTGCGGCTGAAGGTGCTCCAGACATATTCCAAGAACAGATGGAAGCTGTAACCCGTTTGTTTAAATCCTACGAGGAAAAGAAAAATGAGCAAGCGTAGTCTAGTAATTGGCATGGGTATTGGTAACTTGTACAAAGATGTACTGACAAAACTTGGACACACTGTTGTTACTGTTGACCAAGATATTAGTAAAAAAGCAGACTTTGATTCTGTTGATAAAGCATTACTAGTACACGGCTTATTTGATACTGCTCATATCTGTACTCCTAATTTTACACACTTTGAAATTGCGGCCAGAGTTGCTCCACATAGTAAAATTGTGTTTATTGAAAAACCAGGAGTTGCCACTAGCGATACTTGGACTAAACTTGTAACTGAATTTAAACAAACACGTTTCATAATGGTTAAAAACAATATGTGGCGTAGTAACATAGAAGAATTAAAAACTCTAGCCAGCCAAGCTAAGACTGTAAAAATACGTTGGATTAGAAAGAATTGTATTCCCAGTCCCGGTAGTTGGTTTACAACTAAGAAGTTGGCGTTTGGCGGAGTTAGTAGAGACCTAATGCCACACTTGTTGAGTTTGTATGTGGCTATGAATTCTGATTGGAAACATGAAACGGTATCTGGGCAAACTGCCATGCAATGTTGGGAATTAACGGATATCGAAAGCACTGAGTACGGCACTGTCAATCCCACTGGTACATACAACGTTGATGACATGTGCGTGATTAACTTTGGTAACAAATGGCGGTTAGCGGCCAATTGGCGTAGTCAGGACGAAGAAGACAGTTCCATTGTGTTTGTCATGCCAGATAATAAGATAGAACGATTTGAATTGGGATGGTGCCCGGAAGAGGCATACCATAATATGATCGTGGATGCTGTTGCTAATATGGACAATTCCGATTTCTGGTTACAGCAATATGCCGTTGATACTTGGATCCATGAGAGAATAGAAAAACTATGACACGCTGTTTACAAACAACAGGGCAAGGCTACTTTGAAGAAGTAGAGTACGACAAACCAGCACCCGCTTCAGATCAAATTGAAGTAAGAGCTGTAATGACTGGTGTATGTCGCAGTGACATTGATATGATGATGGGCGACTTTGGACCATTGCCACTCAGTATGCAAGGGCATGAAGGATTAGGACAAGTTACACGAGTTGGTTCATTAGTTACCGGTGTTAAAGAAGGCGACTATGTTGCCACACGTGGTGAACCTGCGTATGCGGATTATTATAATGTTCGTGATAAAGAGTTTGTAGTAGTACCAGAAGCTGATCCACGTTATATTATCGAACCGGTAGCATGTGGTATCAATGTGGTAGAGCAAGCGTGGCACGAAATCAAACAACGGTCGCAGGGTAAAGTATTGATTTTGGGCAGTGGTTTCCTTGCTTGGGTGGCTTTTCACAGATTGAATACCTATAGTACTGGTACTAAGATAAAACAAATTGACGTACTAGGTTCTAGCAATATTGAACTGTGGAGTGATAAACTATTGGTTGGTACCAGCGAAAGTTATGACGTAGTTATTGACTTGGGTGGAAAATATTCTTTAGGTATAGATATTAACCTAAATAACAATGCTCTTATTATCGACGGTATTGGTAAAGCAGTAAGCAGAGAAGAAGCACAGGCACAACTTTGGAAAGCCTGTACTACAGTTCGGCCAAGCCCACGTACTGATGGCTTTTTCCAATGTATGAAAGATGCAGTATGGATGATTGAAAACGGTTATCTCGAGGTTGATAGTTTTTGGACTCGGTGTTATAATCGTAACACTGAATGGCAACAAGCGTTTGCGGATGGTAGGGATCGTCCAAGCGATTACAGCAGAGGTTATATCAAATGGGACTAAACACTGAACAACGACAAGGCGTCGTTTACTTTACAGGTTATGAGGTCGAGCATACTATTTGTCATGGTATGTTCACATTGTTTGTTGTAGGTACACCACCTATTGAAGAAATTCTTACAAAAGCAAAAGACGCTGATGTAAAACATATCTACTTTGGTACAAGCCAAAGTTTTAATCCAACGGCAATCAGCCACGAAGAATATAAAGCGTGGGATGACGTTATTATGGGCTGTCTAAAAGCAGACTACTGGGTATCACTAGACTTTGGTGTTGAACACATCGAAGGTGTATTGGAATCCGCATATAACGAATATCCTCGCTTTGTCCCTATGATTAGTGTCAAATTACCTTACATTAATCAACTCAATTACAATGCCACACTTAAACTGGACGACCGAACTTGGGGTGCTACAAATCCAGGCGTGTGGACACATCACTTACAGAGCTTGATGAGTAAAGACAAGTATACTCATTGGGATCAGTACACTCAAGATACAACATTATGAGTAAAAGTTTCATACTGTATTTGCACAATGATCTATCAGGAAATCCTGATTGGAAAAAACTTGGTAAGGCAATGACTCCGTATTCGGCAGTACGCAGTCGACAAAAAAATTGTTCTGAAAAGTTTTATCTCAATCATGTTTTTTTAGGAGATCCAGTACACATAAACTTCCTTGAAGAGACTTTTAAACGTGATTTTTATGTGTATTCCGGTACACATATTAATAAAATAAGTGGGCAAACTGAACTTTTTAAAATGCCAGAAGATGCTATACTACTAGAGTTATCTAAGATAATTGAGAATTATAAATTGCATGTTAAGAAAGTAGAGTTGGATTATCCATATTCTGCATGTAATAGCGGAGAATGCCCGCTTAATATTCCTTCGGAAGCAAATTCATATTCCTTTTTAAGAGATAAAATTATTAAAACTTGGGGTGTTTGTTCTAATACAGTTTCTAAAAAAATGTATAGAGCAGATTCATATTTTAACTTACTATTTGAAACAACATGATTATTAAACAAGACATCCGCCCTAACAAAATGATCTGGGTTACCTTTCGTAAAGAAGGTATTCATTGTTACCCGGCCGCGGCCACAGATCCTAACCTAGCAACAGGAGATCAATATGATGTATCGTTTTTGGCTAATCCTCATCGCCATATTTTTCATTTCAGGGTATGGCTTAGTGTCACCCACAATGACAGAGATGTGGAATTCATTCAATTCAAGCGATGGCTTGAACAACTGTATTCTAGCACACAAAATATTTTGTCGCTAGATCATAAGAGTTGCGAAATGATGTCAGACGAACTTTATGGCATGATTTCCAATAAGTATCCAGGCCGTGAGGTCTGGATTGAAGTCTCCGAAGACGGAGAAAATGGTTCTTTTATCAAATACTAATAAGAAGGCTTTATGGCTAAAAACTACAAAGAAATTAATTATTTCGAAACCCGCCCTGACATTGTTAAGATCTTCGGTGATCTTGAAGCATTGTTGGATTTTTGTAGAATCGAGTTGCTTGCGTACAACGAAGCAGACTTGTATAATAGAGAAAGCCATGTGTGGCGCTCTTTTGAAAACAGCCGTCGTCCTAAGAAGGCATGGACTGGCGAACGTAAACCGTACTTGGGCAAAAACCCTCGTCCACAAAATACGTTCAACAAGCCACGTTTTAACAACTAAATGACAATCTTCTTAGTTGACTTGGAATCAGTTGAGACTAGGTACACGGGTCAGTGGAAGACTCATGTACCTGCTTTACTTAAAAAGGCAGGACACAATGTTCAAATTATCTCTGGCCCTGAGGATATTCCTACAGCCACTACTCCTGGTGCTTTTCTTAATTTTGGTGGCACCAATATATACAAGTCTCGGCAGGTTGAGCAAATGGGCCGTTTATTTTGTAGCGGATCCGTTCATCCCGGCGACCACTTTATTTTTACTGACGCTTGGCATCCGGGCATTATAAACTTAAAGTATATGAGTGAGCTGTTGCAGATTCCAGTAACCACACATGGCCTTTGGCATGCTGGTTCATACGATCCTCAAGATTTCTTAGGACGTATTGTCGGGCCTAAGAAATGGGTAAGACGTGCAGAACAAAGTTTCTTTCACGGATTTGATCATAACTATTTTGCTACTGAATTCCATGTGAAATTATTCTTTGACGAATTGTTACACAACGGTGCTCCTAGCGAAAACCCCTGGTATCACGAGGACTGGGAAGAACGTTACGAAAACGGAAAAATTGTACGTAGTGGTTGGCCAATGGAATATATGGATCATACGTTGGATCTTTACAAGAGCATGCCAAAGCGTGATCTTATTTTATTCCCGCACCGGATTGCTCCAGAAAAACAAGTTGAAATTTTCCGTGACTTGGCAACACACTTGCCACAATATGAATTCGTAGTATGTCAGGATCAACAATTAACAAAAAATGAATATCACAACTTGCTAGGTGAAGCTAAAATGGTATTCAGTGCTAACTTGCAAGAAACACTGGGTATTAGTTGTTACGAAGGCGCAGTAGTTGACGCTATCCCATTGGTGCCGGATAGACTTAGTTATACAGAAATGTATTATGATACATTCAAGTATCCTAGCGTATGGACTGAAAGTTTTGAAACGTACGAAGTTTATCGACAAGATTTATGTCGATTAATTATCGAACATATGGCTAATTACAATACACGTATTCCACAGATTCGTAAACAGACACACCTTTTAACTGAAAACTTTTTCTCAGCACATGCATTGTTAGAAAGATTAAAATGATACTTGAACTGTTAGAACGCTTGGATCGCAAACGCATCATTATGGATCGTCAGTGCAACGAGCCGTTACTAACACGCTATTATTTGTTTTTGAAAGAACGTAAGAATTTTCCATTCAACGTGTTCTTACACAAGTTTCACAAAGGTGATCCTGGCGATGTGCATGATCATCCATGGCCCTATTTTACATTAATACTGGCAGGCGGTTATTACGAATGGATACTTAGCGGCAACTGTGAAGTACGCAAATGGCGTGGGCCTGGACACTTTAGATTTTGTAGTGCTACAAGTTATCACCGTATTGAATTAAAATCAGATGTTACGCCCTGGACGTTGTTTATACCAGGGCCACATAAACGAGAATGGGGATTCCTCGTTAATAAAAAATGGATACATAATGAGTTATACTTATACGACAAACAACACAACGGCTAATACCGGCACTGACTCTTCAACTGGTTACGGTGCAATTCCGCCGTTAACTACTTCTCAAGTGTTTACAATTAATACTGGCGCAGGCGGCGCTGGCAATGCTAGTATATTTGGCAGTGCTGGTGGCGCTGGTAATATTACACTAAATGGCGGTAGCCACATTTATACTAGTCCCACTGTAAGTATGGGCGGCAGTAGTGGTCAGATTTATACAACTACAGGTACCAACGGTGTAAATTGGGCTAATTCAAATGACAATGTTATGATTGTCAAACAAACTCCACCAGAATTAGAAGTTAAAGGTCGAATGGTTATCAACGGTAGAGACTTGGAAGAACGGTTAAAGACAATTGAAAAAGTCTTGAGTATTCCCGAAAGAGATGTTATACTTGAAAAGAAACATCCAAAGTTAAAAAAACTGTATGATGAATACATTGCGGCATTGGGAAAATACAGAACATTTGAAGCAATCAAAGGCGAAGATGAATAAAATTTATTACACATGGCAACAAGTAGAAGGTGCTTGTTTAGACATAGCTAGACAGATTCGTGCTAGTGACTGGGAACCGGATTACATCGTAGGTATTGGCCGAGGGGGATTGATCCCTGCTAATTTGTTAAGTCAGTATATGGGTATTAAAATGTCCAGTTTAGATATTAGTTTACGTGACGGTGGCGATACTGTCAGCAACTGTGGCATGGCTGAAGATGCTTTTGGATACAATGCGGCGGGAGTCGGTGATCCATGTTGTAAAAATATTCTCATTGTTGATGATATCAACGATCAAGGTTCGACTATTGCCTGGATCAAACAAGACTGGCAATCCAGTTGTTTGCCTAACGATGCTCGCTGGTCGCATGTGTGGGGACAGAATGTTCGCTTTGCTACACTTACTAACAATCTCAGTAGCAAAGAAGATGTAGACTATTCCGTATGGGAAGTTAACAAAGCAGAAAAAGATTGTTGGCTAGTTTACCCTTGGGAGGATTTTTGGCTATGAAGATTTTTTTAAAATTTATTTTAGGTGTTGCTATTCTAATAGTAGCAGTGGCAGTCGGACCAATCTTAATGATTTGGTCATTGAACACGCTATTTCCAACATTGGCAATTCAATACACATGGGAAACTTGGACCGCGGCTTTCTTGCTATCTGCGCCGTTTGGTAGTGGCTTGTTCAGGAAATCCAAAAAGGATTAATATGACCCCGGAAGAAGAGAGAGATCATCTTGAGAAAAAGATTCAACAAGTAATATTAGATATCGATCTGCTTAGACAAAAAGGCACTGACGATAAAAAACTTAATGTTATGATACTTTATCAAGAGTATCTCGAGGACGAACTCAAAAGACTACAAATAAAGTTGAACGGGGTTGGCAATGGGTGACGGTGGAAAGGGAAGTAAACCTAGACCATTTAGCGTTAGCCAAGATGAATTTGCTAACAATTTTGAAAATATATTTGGTAAAAAGGATAAGGACATGCAAGTAAGAGTAAAAGAAGATCCAAAAGAATTTGGCAAGTGCGGTTGTGGTCGTAGCCCAAGTGGCTACTGTTGTGGTTGGCATGGGCTGACCGAAGAACAATATGCAGATCGCAAAGAAAAATACGAAACAGGCAAACAGGATCTGAGTGGAAAAGACATTTAATCGAATTGTGGTGTTGTGGGATAATCAAAACGGATTCTGGTGGAATGAAACATGTGCTATGGTATTAGAAGTGTTTGGACTGCCTGGAGATCGTTACGAATCCAGACCATCACACGATGCTATGTTTTTTGATTTTAAAAATAAAAAAGATGCTGACTTATGTCGTATCTTATTAAGTGAGAGATTATGATAGTATTTCAAAATCAGTGGGAAACATTTGAATCTTTTGATTTTGATAATTTAATCACAGCCGCAGATCAAAAATCAGCAATGGCTGATATTAGAGCTATTATAGATTCTGGCAAATACTTTACCAATAGTCCTAGATATCAAACTAATGTAAATGTGTTTGGACAATATGGCGAACATTGGATGAAATTTAAAATGAGTTTCATCTTCAGTTGTTTTATGTATTTGAAAGAAGAAGTAAAGATCGATCAAATACAATCTTGGAGTTTTATGACTTCAAACAAAACAGTTGAAGATAGAGATAAACTTTGGCATACACACCAATATGGTAGCGAAAGAACACTGTCGGGTATATACTACTTGCATATTCCAGATGACATTACAGATATGAATACTTGTGGAACTGAGTTTGCTATAAACGGTTTGGATGATCCAGAACGCTTTACAGTCAAACCCGAACAGTACAAGTGGTTGATTTACCCAGGAAAAACTTGGCACAGACCTTGCCCGCCGCAGTCTAGTCAGGATCGATTTGTAATTGCGGCAGACATGGTATTTTAAGGAGAATTATATGTACCACGAAAGTTTAGATGTTAAAGAATTTGTTGTCAAAGAAAGTGCTGGCTTCTGTGTGCGTGTTCGTACACACGAAGTAATTTCTCCAAAAGGATTGTACAGTTTAGATTTTATCCAAGAAAGTTTGAACGATAAAGGCGAAGTACAGTCTGATCAAACTTATAATTTTTTCATGACAAAAGATGAGGTCCGGACTCTATGCAATGGTCTAATGTCAAACGTTATCTAAGCAGTTTACTCATTGTAATAGTCATTACAATAGTGTTTATTATCCCTGTTATATTCTTATCCATACCAAAACCAGAAGGTGTTTGGATCAATTGCGGAGTCAGTGAAATTAGTCCCGATTTCACTACAGAGATGCGTGAAGCATGTAGACAACTTCGAGCAACAAATAACTTGCAAAAACCTAAATAAACCTATATACTATACACATAGGAGTAATAAATGACTGAATCCGTAACGTATAACAACATAGACGACAAAGGCTATGAAGAAACTAACCTAGCAGATGCTATTCGCTTTAAAATGAAGCGTGATGGTAAAAGGTTTTGGGCTGGCGATAACGTCAGTGATTATCTACACGAAGATGATAAAAACATTCTAATTGAAGAAGCAACAATAGCTTTTGAAAAAGTATTGGATACTCTACTAATTGATAGAGAAAATGATCCAAACAGTAAAGGTACAGCTCGGCGTCTAGCCAAGATGTACTTCAACGAAATTATGGAAGGTCGTTATGTTCCAGCACCAGATGCAACAGCATTTCCAAATGACTCTGCAGATCGCTACGAAGGCATGCTCGTGGTTCGCAGTGAGCTACGGTCCATGTGCTCTCATCATCACCAGCCTGTGGTTGGGGTTGCCTACATCGGTATCATTGCCGCTAATAAACTCATTGGTCTTTCTAAATATACTCGTATCGCACAATGGTGTGCTCGTCGAGGAACACTACAGGAAGAACTCTGCAACGACATAGCCCGTGAAATCCAAAAAGCCACAGGAGCAGAAAACTTAGGTGTATATATTCAAGCCACACACGGATGTTGTGAAAATCGTGGTATTATGGCACACAGTAGTCTGACACAGACCACAGTACTAACTGGTTCGTTTAAAACTGATCCGGGTGCTAAGAAAGAGTTTTTTGATAATATTAAATTACAACAGGAGTTTGCCCCAAGATGACAACAGCCCAAGAACTAACTGATCAATTGATCAACCGTGCAAAAAATTTACAAGAGTTTGTGGTTCAACGTGAGTGGGAAGAAATCCCAGCAGGCGTTGTTCGATTTAATATACAGCACACACAAGGACATCTTGCTAGAATTTTCGTGCCTGCTCTCACACAATCAGAAGCAGAATCTATGGTCAATGAATGGTTTGAAGAGGAAGTATAATGGACCCTAAACACCTGTACACATTTAGATGGACACAGCCGTACTCAACATACCGACAACGTCCGTATTTGCGTAGCCAGCATGAAGCATACGAACAACTAGTCGAACGGTTCCTTGAAGATGGTAATTTTAAAGAAGCAAACATAGCAATAGAAAGAATAATGAAATTATGAACTGGTTTAAACGAATAATAGTCAAGTGGGTACGTGAGGATTGGGAAAATTCTGGACGAGTTCCGCAGGAAGATTGGGACCCAAGTACCAAAATGAGTCGTGGCAATTCTATCAGCACTATCAGTGGTCGTGCCAATGTTGACAGCGAGCCCACACTTCAATTCAAAGTGTACAGTGCTGTGGGCGGAAAGATTGTGGAGTTTAGTCGCTATGATCCAAAGTCTGACAGAACTGACCGTCAAATTTATATTATTGGCAAGGAAGAAGACTTTGGCGAAAAGATTGCTAAAATTTCAACATTAGAGGCGCTACGATGAACACACAGGTACCAGCAGAAGGCATAATGAAAACAAACGATTGGGGAGACAGCAGAGTCTATCGAATTGCTTGTAATTGTGGTGATGAAAATCACAATCACAACATGTGGGTGGAAGCAGATGATTGTGACATTGTTGTAACCATTTATACCACAGGCAAAACAAACTGGTGGAGTAAAACACGCTGGTATCACATTTGGACATTGTTAACCAAAGGTTATATTGATACTGAATCCACTGTACACTTAACCAAACAACAAGCACTTAATTATGCTGAAACTTTGAAAAGTGCCATTGATGATCTCGAAGCTTTTCGTAATGCTAGACAACACAACGAAGAACGTGCTACAATAAAAAAAATGGCAAATGAACAGGATTGTGTATGAGCAAAATTAAAATAGCGGAACTGTTTTACAGTATCCAAGGTGAAGGACGCTACATGGGCGTCCCGTCTGTGTTTCTACGCACATTCGGTTGTAACTTCAAATGCGCTGGCTTTGGTATGCCACGTGGTGAAATAAGTCACGAAGCAACTGACATTGCGGCCACACACAAAATGATTACGCCGTTTACAACATATGAAGAACTTCCTTTGGTTTCTACGGGCTGTGATAGTTATGCTAGTTGGCATCCTGATTTTAAAGAACTTAGTCCAATGCTCACTTCAGAAGCAATCGCCGACAGAATCTCGGAAATTATTCCATTTGGAGAATGGCGAGACGAACACTTAGTTATCACAGGCGGTGAGCCCTTGTTAGGTTGGCAACGTGCTTATCCAGACTTGATTAACAACACCAAGATGCGCGGATTGAAAGAAATTACATTTGAAACAAATGGTACTCAGAAACTTACACCAGAATTTAAAGAATACTTGAGAAAGTGGAACAGTGTAGTAGGTAGAGAACTTACATTTAGTGTAAGTGCCAAACTGCCATGTAGTGGCGAAGTGTGGGAAGAAGCTATCCTTCCAGAAGTGGTTTGTGAATACGAACAAGTTGGCACAGCATATTTGAAGTTTGTTATTGCCACAGAACAAGACTTTGCTGATGCTGAGTGTGCTATTGCGGCATATCGTACAGCAGGATTTAAAGGACACGTTTATCTGATGCCAGTAGGCGGTGTAGAAAGTGTATACGCAATGAATAATAAAAACGTAGCAATACTGGCTATGAAAAACGGCTTACGTTATAGCGACAGATTACAAGTGCCGTTATTTAAAAATGAATGGGGTACTTAATGAAAAAGTTTATACAAAAGATTTTTGGTATTACAAAGTTAATTGAAGAAAAGGACTTAGCGTTAGCTGAAGCAAGCAAAGCTAAGGAAGCAGAAGAACATGCTAAAATGTCTCCAAAAGAACGTGCTAACAAAAGAAAAGAACCGTGGGTAGCTGTACTAGAAACGCATGTTAACAAAGATAATCCAGCAAATGGATTTTTTGAGCTTGACTGGAATGAATATTTTGTGCTACAATTAAGACAAGCAGGTTACGGTTACGAAGGTGATACTGATGAATTGATTGTTGACTTGTGGTTTAAAACACTAGCACGTAACATGCTTAGTGATGAGGGTTTGGATTTGAATCGTAGTCAAGGTTTTATTAATGTTCAGAAACTGGACGCAAACAGATCGGAAATTGGATGACATATATTATAGTTGATACTGCTAACACATTCTTTCGTGCTAGACACGTGGTTCAAGGCAGTGCTGACATTAAGTTGGGTATGGCATTCCACATTACCCTCAACAGTATTAAAAAAGCATGGCAAGACTTTGGTGGTAGCCATGTGGTGTTCTGCCTCGAGGGTCGAAGCTGGCGCAAAGATTTTTACAAGCCTTACAAAGCCAATCGTAAAGAAGCTAGAGATGCATTAACTGAACGCGAACAAGAAGAAGACAAATTGTTCTGGGAAGCATTTGACGAATTTAAAAAATTTGTTACCGAAAAAACTAATTGCACTATACTACAGCATCCACGTTTAGAAGCTGACGATTTGATTGCAGGTTGGACACAAGCTCATCCGGATGCAAAACATGTTATCATTAGTACAGATGGCGACTTTGCGCAATTGATTAAACATAATGTAAGTCAGTATAACGGTGTAGGCGATTTGCATATCACGCATGAAGGCACATTTGATGCCAAGGGCAAACCTGTTAAAGACAAAAAGACAGGCGAGCCTAAGGCCGCACAAGATCCAGAATGGATGCTGTTCGAAAAATGTATGCGTGGCGACACTAGCGATAATGTGTTTTCGGCATATCCAGGTGTGCGTACTAAAGGTTCTAAAAACAAAGTTGGTCTTACTGAAGCATTTGAAGACCGTAAGAGCAAAGGGTTCTCTTGGAACAATCTCATGTTGCAACGTTGGGTCGACCACGATGGTCGAGAACATCGTGTGTTAGAGGATTATTTGCGTAACGTACACTTGTGCGATTTAACAGCACAACCCGAAGACATTAAACAATGTATTCGTGAAACAATTGAAACAAACGCAATATCTAAGAGTGTAGATCAAGTGGGTATTCGTATGCTTAAATTCTGCAATGCATGGGACATGAAAAAAATTGCAGACAACATACAAACGTATGCTGAACCGTTTCAAGCAAAATATCCAACTACCAAAGCCGCACAAAACTTATTCGAGGAACAACTATGACAGAGATACACGCAAAGCCCATTGTAGATGGCAAATTTTGGATCGTGGAAAAAGACGGCAACAAAATTGCCACACTACACAAAAAAGAAAACAATCGTTTTGTGTTATCCAGCACCAACGGTGAAGTGATGTTTAACAAAAAAGAAGACTTACAAAAACAATTTGGTAAAGAGTTCTTTTTAAAGAATACCAAAGTTAAAGTAACTTCTGCAGAACCTGAAATACATGAGGTGCACGGATTTCCAGCTATGTGTAAACCTTATAACAGTATGTATGATGTAAAACGTAAGCTACCGTTGTTTACTAAATCAAATGCCAGTAAAAGTTTGTATTGTGCAGGTTACTACACAATCAAATTTGAAAAAGGTTGGGTACGTAGTTTTTGTCCTAAACTAATTACAATTGAACGTTATCCAAATAAAGGTCCGTTTATGAGTGAGTTTGAAATGAAGGCAGTGTTGGCAAATGCAAAATCCAATTAATACTGCCGCACTATTACAATTTACTCAATTGTTAAAATCTGCCGAATTGACTCAACAAAAAGAACTAAAGATGACAATTCAACAGGCCAGATTACTTAATATAGCCCTTACTGAAGTATTGACCAAGTTATCGCAAGATTACGAAAGTTTATTTCATAGTTTAAAACAATCCAGTGCTAACGAAGTAGTTAGCATACAACTAGACGGTGGAGTGTTTGGCGAGGAAAAATAGATAAATATATACGTACATATCGAGACGTATATTATGAGTCGACCAAAACCAAAAGTATTATTAGAGTATATCAGTAAAAAAACCTATAAAGCTGAACAAGTTTTAGAGTCGGAAGCCATTTGGGCTGTGTTCTATAAAGCTGAGCCGTTCAATCTCAAATCTTTTAGTAGTGTCACAAGCTATCCTGGACCTAAGTACAAAAAGACAAGTTTCTCAAATCCCGGTCATGCACATAATCTAGCAAAAAAACTAAATTTAACTTTTGGTACTACGGATTTTGAGGTATATAAACTCACAACCGGTACCTTAGTTAAATGATATCAAACAATACATATACCAAAATATTTTTAAAACAATGGGACAAGAGTAGCGATGAGGCCAATGTCCAATTGTTTCAACGTAAGTGGTTTGTAAACAACAGAACCAAAATTGGCGGCGGCCTTAGACTTACTGAAGATGGAATGGATTTTTTGGTAAAAGAATTGGATCTGGCTTGCTATGAAGTTCCGTTTACCGAATTGATTGAGCTAAGTCCGCAGACCATAATCTTTTTGGACAGATATATTGACTGTCCATATTTCCTCACAAATCAAAGTATTACTGTGTTTTCCGAACGTAAAAGTTTTGAGCTGTATATGTTTTCGGACGACATCCGTAAATTTGGGCTAATGAAAGCCATGAAAAATAGGCAAAGTACAGAAGATTCTGCTTGACGTGACCTTGGAACGGTGCTATAATACTTACATAGCGTAAAAGATTACCTAGCAATTTAAACCCGTAACTTAAAGGAAATGCAAAATGGCAGAAATTAACAGCCGAACAGTTGGACCAAAAGGCGCAAAAAAATCCCTGCGCAAAGCGTTCAAAAACAAACGTCCAATTTTCCTGTGGGGTCCTCCCGGAATTGGTAAATCCGACATTATCAAACAACTTGGTACCGAGCTTGATGCTCATGTGATCGACGTTCGTTTGAGCCTTTGGGAACCTACTGACATCAAAGGTATTCCTTACTTTGACTCAAACACTAGCAAAATGGTTTGGGCACCTCCGTCAGAATTGCCTGATGCAGAACTTTCTAAGAAACATAAAACAATTATCCTGTTCATGGACGAGATGAACAGTGCGGCTCCTAGTGTACAGGCCGCGGCCTATCAGCTGATTTTGAATCGCCGTGTTGGTACTTACAGCTTGCCAGACAATGTTGTTATGGTAGCGGCTGGTAATCGTGAAACTGACAAAGGTGTCACTTTCCGTATGCCTGCTCCGTTGGCAAATCGTTTTGTTCACTTGGAAATGACAGTGGACTGGGACGACTACTTTGACTGGGCAGTGGATAATAAAATCCACACTGATGTTGTGGGCTTTCTGACTTTCAGCAAGAAAGACTTGTACGACTTTGATCCCAAAGCTAGCTCGCGCTCGTTTGCTACTCCACGTAGCTGGTCATTTGTAAGTGAGTTGTTGCACGACGATGACTGCGATAATGACACATTGACTGATTTGGTATCAGGTTCAGTTGGTGAAGGTCTTGCTCTTAAGTTTATGGCACACCGTAAACACTCTAGCAAAATGCCTAACCCTAGCGATATTTTGAGTGGTAAGGTTAAGAAGATGGACTCAAAAGAAATTTCAGCCATGTATTCTTTAACTGTGTCCCTGTGCTACGAATTGAAAGATGCAAACGAAAAGAATGCAAAAAACTGGAACGACCAAACTAATAACTTTTTTGAATTTATGATGAATAACTTTGAAACTGAATTGGTTATTATGGGCACAAAGATCGCATTAAGCACTTACAAACTGCCGTTGGATCCGGACGAAATCAAATGTTTTGATGCCTTCCATGCCAAGTACGGCAAGTACATTGCACAGGCCACTGACAAGGAAAGTCGTAAATAATACGGTTTAGTACCATTTGACACCTCCTTCGGGAGGTGTTATAATATATACATACAGTAAAGGAGCATTCATGTCACACATAGATCCAATTATCGACAAAATTATTGTAGCCCGTGTGGGTCTACTACTTCGCCATCCATTCTTTGGCAATATGGCAACTCGTTTGCAAATTAAAGAAGCAGAAGAATGGTGTCATACAGCGGCTACCGATGGTCGAGCTATCTATTTTAATCGTAAGTTTTTTGAACCTCTTTCAATTAAACAAATCGAATTTGTTATTGCACACGAAATCTTGCACAACGTATTTGATCATATGGGACGTAACGAAGGTCGTAACCACCGTATTTTTAACATTGCGGCTGACTATTGTGTGAACGGACAAGTTGTTCGTGACCGTATTGGTGATCACGAAATTGAAGGTATTAAAATCTTCCATGACCCAAAGTACTACGGTATGGGTGCAGAAGAAATCTATGACAAAATCTTTGACGAAATGGACGAGGAAGAACTCGATGCACTTGGCCAGTTGTTAGACGACCACATCGACTGGGGCGAAAAAGACCCCAATGGTAATCGCCCCAGCTACAGCAAAGATGAATTGAAAAAGATTCGTGACGAGATGCGTGAAGCAACCATGGGGGCCGCGCAGGCCGCGGGTGCAGGAAATACTCCTGCAAGTATCCAACGCATGATTAAGGAACTCACAGAGCCTAAGATGAACTGGCGTGAAATTATCCGTCAGCAAATACAAAGTGTTATTAAGGATGACTTTAGTTTTATGCGTCCTAACCGAAAAGGTTGGCACATGGGTGCGATTCTTCCAGGTACTAACTTTAAAGAAACAATCGATATTTGTGTAGGCATTGATATGAGTGGTTCTATTGGCGATGAACAAGCCAAAGACTTCTTGACAGAGATCAAAGGTATTATGCAAGAATATCAAGATTTTAGTATTAAAGTATGGTGTTTTGATACTTGTGTTTACAACGAAGCAGACTACAATAGTTACAACGTAGACGAGTTTGACGAGTACGAACCTATGGGTGGTGGCGGTACTGAGTTTATGGCTAATTGGGAATACATGAAAGAAAATGATATTCAGCCTAAAAAGTTCATCATGTTTACAGATGGATATCCATATGGATCATGGGGAGATGAGAACTATTGCGATACAGTATTCATTATTCATGGTAATGACAAAATTGTCCCTCCTTGGGGCGAACACGCCTACTACGAATTTAAAGAATGACATTAAAAGCTGGCAAACCCAACCCGTTAAATTATTTTGGCTTACGCAGGGTTGAGTTTGCTTGCCCGCATTTTAACTATACCACATTAGATAAGTTTGCTCCCAATCTCACTAAAGAAGTAGATAGTTGGATACGTCAAAATCTTAACGGGCGATACTATATAGGACAGGATCTAGTACTAGATCATACCAACACAATTGTTTATATTACTAAGATAGGATTTGAGGTCGAGAAAGAACTTAGTTTTTTCAAGATTGCCTATACCTGAATTCTAAACAGATAAATTATATTGTGCTTTTTCAATAAGGAGATATTATGACTGATAAAGTAGAACAACTGCAAACAGAACAACCGCAAACAGAACAACCGCAAACTGAGGGCAAAGATCCAGGTACTGATTTAAACATTCAGGATTTGAGTGCAATGAAAGCTATTATTGACGTGGCTAGTACACGAGGTGCTTTTAAACCAGCCGAAATGCAAATGGTTGGTCAAACCTATAATAAATTAACAGCTTTTCTAGACCAAGTAGCTAAACAGGCAGAAGCCCAAAAAGTTGCTCAGGCTGGAACAGCACAAGGATAAAATTATGTCAGAAATCAAACACGTAGGTAGAATTAGGACTAATAGTAAAAAGTGTATTGTGGTATTTCGTACACTGCCAGGCGATGCATATAATTGCTTGATTGCTCCAACAGAAAATTTGCCTGATTCTTATCACGATGCTTTAATCAATTTAGTTGAAAGCACCGGTGGTCAAAATGCTAATGAATTTGGCGAAGTTATGGCTCGTAGCAATTTCCCGGACGGAAGTATTATGCTGGCCGCAATGCATACACAAGGTATGTTAGTTAAGGTATCAACTGATCAAGTTGATATGATTCCCAATAATACAGTGCGTATTCCGTTGAGTGAATTAAATCAAATTATTGCAGAACAGCAAGGTGTTGCAGTTGATGCTTTGTCGATTAAATCGACTATTGCAGAACCGCAAAAGCCAAAAAATACTGGAAAAGTTGAAGTACAAGAAGTTGGCAGTGTAAATGAAATGCCATCCGATCCTACTGATATGACTCCAGAAGCTCAAGCAAAACGATTCCGCAGTGAAGCAGATAAGCTGGCAAAACAAGCCGCTGAAATGCGCCGCAAAGCAGAAGAACTTGTGCCTACTAAGAAAGCTAAGTGACACGACCTGGGAAAAAACTTCCCAGCGATGTCGTAGCACACTGGCCTGAAATATTTTCTGAAGTGCAATTAAATGTACTACCAATAAAATATTTACATGCAGTATTGATTAATTTCAAAGATGGCAAAACTTGGGAAGTAAAAATATCAGCTGAAGCCCGAAAGGACGGATGGAGTGTCTTTGAAAAACAACTTCAAGAACTAGTAAAGAACTACGAAGAAAATATTGAGAATGTTGATTTTAAACTGGATACACCTAGAGTTAAAAAAGATATTGAAAAAGGCACAGAACAATTTTTTAAGAAGAAGAAGTTATAATACATGAATGTTCGATTACTTAGTTACAGTCAGCCAACCGAAGAATTTGCAGGCATGGGTCTACAAGACGCACAGGAACTCATTGCGTATTGTGCCCGTGTCAGCAATCCCTCTAATCAGCTCAACACAGACACATCAGAAAAACTCATCCGATACTTGGTCAAACACCAACACTGGAGCCCACTTGAAATGGTCTCAGCCTGTATTGAAATCACCACAACCAGAGATATTGCAAGACAAATACTCCGACATAGAAGTTTCAGTTTCCAAGAGTTCAGTCAGCGATATGCTGACCCTACTAAAGACCTGTCGTTTGTATGTAGAGAAGCACGGTTGCAAGATCCAAAGAACAGACAAAACAGTGTCGACGTCGATGATCAACTGTTACAAAACGAATGGTACAGAGCTCAACAACGAGTCATCTATGCGGCCAAACGTGAATACGAATGGGCTATCGCTAATGGCATAGCAAAAGAACAAGCTCGTGCTGTGTTGCCAGAAGGCCTTACAGAAAGTCGTTTATATATGAATGGAACACTGCGTAGCTGGATTCACTTTATTGAATTGCGTAGTGCTAATGGCACACAGAAAGAGCACCAGGAAGTTGCCATTGCTTGCGCTAAAGTGATAGCTGAGATTTTTCCGCTAGCCACAGAACTTCTAGCCAAGTAAAGTCATTTATCTTACTTAATGCCTCCTTATTGGAGGCATTATTTTCTCCGTAAGCTCGGCCGGCGAGTGCGCCTGAATAGGCATAAAACCCATACGGCACACCTTCGTTGAGCATACACCAAGTATCTAGTCGTTGCTGTGTTTCAATATCATTCTGGCGCTCAATGCTACTACTGGATAATTTGACGCATTCTCTAAAGGCACTGCGCCATGTGCTGAATGGATCTGTGTTAAATGCTGTGATGTTGGCTATTTCAGGCATGGGTTTGAACAATGTGCTGATACTGGTTGTCATATCTATGCGGCTACTATCCATATTCATTGTTAATTTTCGTGGTAATAATTTAACTCCACCGTTGCCATACACCAGTCCGTTAACTGGGTTTTGACTGCGCCAAACGTGTACATAATCCAATTCAGTGTTGGGTACTTGATAGCTAAAATTAAAGGTATCTAGTACTTCAGCATCTCCATCCACTACCCAAAACATTTTTGTCATGGCCTTTTTTGCGGCCGCAATATGTGCATTGTGTATGCCTGCAACCCCGGTTATTCTCTTCAAAATAGGTGACGAAAACCTAGATGACAGTCTATTGTAGTTTTCTTCTGCATTAAGCTCGTTATAGCTGATAAACACAATATCGTACATTATTGACGGTTCTTTATGATTCTAGGAGTATTAACATACACACGTTTGAAAAATTCACTAGCGGTAGAATCCATTTCGCCTACTTCTAGTTTGCATTCATGTTTGAGTGTTTCACCTAATCCCATTATTTCGTAGGGCAACATTTTATCAGTAATCTTGCTATATTTGGTTTCCCATTCATTGGTAAGCCAATCAAAGTCACGTACACTGGCATAATCCCAATCTGTGCAATTGGTAAGATATGCGCCTTCTCTAGCGCCGTATATCGACCATACACCGTTCTTTACATCAGCACCTATGTTGCACCATATTAATAAACGCTGATAATTTTGCCACCATATACCACGTAGATCTTTTACTTTTGCGCCCTGGTCTAAGCTCATCTTTACGCCTTCACGGAATCCTGCTCTCCATGCTTGGAAAGGAGTTGCATTAGTAAAGCTCTCGCTATAATTTTCGTTGAATTGATAATACAGGTCGTTGAAACAAAATTCAACTAATCCTTTTACATCATCAGGATCTGAATTTTCATGTGTTTTCATCTCGTTTACAAATTTACGTGTCCACATTTTTAAGCCACCATTGCCGTACTCTAAGCCGTTAACATGAACACGCCCACACCAACTAAACACATGATCTGCTGTTAGTCCCAATGCGTCTATATCCACTTCAACTTCGAGGAATTTTGGATCAACAATGTTGTCAGCATCCACAGTAATAAAGTATTCTGTTTCGCTTAGTTTGGCGCAGGCTTTATGTGCGGCATCTGAACCTTTAACTCCATGCACACGTTTTGCCCACGGTGCTTTTGTCAGCAAGTCTGCGTAATTTTTTTCAGCATTTGGTTCATCATAGCTGAGGAAGACGATGTCTTGATCTATTACTTTAATCATTTTTAATTCTCATCCCGTAACTTTCAAAAAACGGTAAAGTGAACATTGATATGTTTTCAATATCTTTTTCTTTGTCATTTATAAATGGTACCAATACGTGGCCATTGCCTATTAAATTACGCAGTTGAACTTCCAATTGACGTATTAATAAATTTATGTTACTGTCATTTGTTATGAAAAAATGAAGTTTTGCATTTAAACTTTTTGCCCGTGGATGCTGAAGAAATAGTTCATTCATTATAAATTTCCAACCATCTTTGGACCATTCAACTGTAAGTATAGTTTCTCTATCGCTTAATCTTATGTTTTCAATTATATTAGTTTTAAAAATTAAATCGCCTTGATTTTTATTTACAAATTTAATCGATCCGTCATTGTCAAATGCTATTTTAAAATTAATAAAATTTTCAGTGCCATTAAAAAACTTTTCAATTTCTGCAAACTCTACTTCTACAAAATTTTCATAATCTAACTTTTCATTAGACAGTGCCAAAATGTTCCCTGTATCTTTTTCAAAATACACAAAATAAGTAAACACATATTTTACATCTAATAGTGCTTGAAGTTGTTCAGCTGTTAAAAATTCTTCTTCATCCATTTGATAGCTTCTTTAATTTTTTAATTATATCAATATCCAGAAAATCATTTTCCACATAATGAAACAAATGATGCTGGCGTATATTGCCAACTGTTAAGTTTCCAGCTTTAGTATAAGAATATGGAATTGTGTTTCGCCAACTTGACGGTACCGGGTGCCACCCTTGTACTCCTGCTTTCATATGTACAAATTTTAATGGACTACACACGTCTACAGAACTGTGATAACCGCACAACTCCACAGCAATGGCCGCTGATAGATCCATACTTAACCAATTTTGATAATGCTCGCTGGCCAATTTGCCATAGCACCATGCCCAGTTGTTAACCACAAATTCTAGTGTTTTGTAAAAATATTCTGCACGTTGTGATTTTTTAAAATAATGCAATGCAAAATAAGGACTTGGCAAATCGTTTGCTGTAAAAGTTTTTCTGTATATGCTATTTTCAATAGCATCGCCTTTATAATCAAGTGCAGATGTACAAAATAATAACTCGTGATCTTGACAGTACCACCACCAATCATTGATGTCTTGCAAAAATATCATATCTGTATCTAGCACAATTGTTTCATCGTAAGGAGTTACGTGGTATATTTTCCAACGATGTTCTGCTACGTACCTTGACGAAATTTGATCTTCCCACGGTATTGGAATGATTTGATCAAACACTTCTTGGTATTCTTCCGGAACATTATCATTAGTAATAATGCTAATGGCTGTTTCTGTTTGAGTTGCATGTATACTCAGCGCCAGCACATAGGCTTGTTTGACGTAATCTGTATCGTCTGTGTTTTTTGCTAAAACTACAAACCCTTTAGACATCATGATCTCCGTCTATATATCGTGTTAAACTTTGTTTATTCATAACATGTACATCTGTTGCATTGGTACTTACCAATGTGTATTCACCAGGGTAGTGTGCTTTTTCAACAAGAAATTTCATCTTGTTTTCTTTCATATCAACCATGATATCTCTATCCAACACATAGGTCATTAGTCCAGGAAGCTCGTGCGCAAAATCTCCTTCTGTACTGCCGTTCATAACGTGTATGGCAATACTAAAAGCAAAATCGTTACGAAATGTTGGACTATCAATTTTATAGATAATTCTAAAATATTCCCAGTTGAGTTTTATGTATTCTATAAGATCAAACAAACTGCGTGTGCTGGCTGTTTTTTCAAATATAAACACAGTTCCCCAATAGAAAGGAACACTGTATTGATTAATACGCATAAAACTACTGTCATCTCGCCATCCAGCTAAATCAAAACTTTTACGAAATATCTGAAAACTATAATCATTTTTTAATGCTTTTTCCAGTGTGTTACTGTTGATGATATAGTCGCTGTCGATTACCAGTGTACGATCATACGGAGTAATATCGTATGCTTGATTACGGGTTAAATTTTTCCATTCGGCCAGTTTGTAGGCCAGAGATCCATCATAAAACTTTTTTTGCTGAGTTGTATTTCCTTGGATAGGAATTATTTTATCAAACACTTCAGTGTGTTCAGGATAAAACTCTAGCCAGGCTTGACTGTCAGTAGCAAGGCTTACTGGAATATTCAAATGTTCTTTGACACGTCTAGCCGCAAACAATGCCAGTTTGACATAGTCTACACCAACTGTGTTTTGAGCAAAAATCAAGCAACCAGTTGTCATAGTTCAACAAGATCTTTTACATTGCGTTTTTTCTTAATTTCAGCAAATTTAGTTTGATATTCGTTCACCGCTTCAAAATATACAGATATCAAATTGTCAAGAAAATCTTGTACATCAGCAATGATCACTGGCTGATTATTTGCATCCACAAATGCAATATTTTCAGTATGCTCCATGTCTACTAAATTTTTGGCAAAGTTAATTAAATTATAATCAACACGAAAGGTTGCGCCGTTAATATAGTATACTAATTTTTGATTGTATTCTTCAAGAATGACTCGTCTTTGATTTGAAAGTGTAGCCATATAATTGGCCACTTCAAATGCTTTTTCTATTCGTTCGTCCATAATGACTCCACTGAGTGTGTAGTATACACTCTAGTAGTTATCATGTCAATAGATTCTGATTGAGATTTTAGGGCCAGCCAACCCAGACAAGTCCAGAGCCGCCAAGGCCGCCAGCTTGAGAAGTTTGTGTACGTGTGAATATAGTGCCGCCACTTATACTGGCTCCGCCACCTCCGCCACCCGAGCCAGTATTTGCGGCTGCGCCTGTACCAACAGCGGCAGAGCCGCCATTGCCAGCACTGTAAGTTCCGAAACCGCCTACACCTGCGGCTCCACCTCCACCTCCACCTGCCGCATAATATGTTATGAGACCAGTTACGCTAGGATAGAATGAATAAGCAACTCCTATACCGCCAGTGCCGCCATCATAGCCTGTGCCAGCAGTATTTGAGCCAGCACTACCAGCTCCACCAGCGCCACCACCACCACCACCTGCATTTAAAAACTGATTGCCAGAGTTATTAAAGCTGGCTCCGCCACCGAAGCCGTTGCCAGAAGTTCCGCCAGCACCACCATTATGAGTTCCACTTGTGCCGGTGCCACTGGTTGAGCCGTTGCCGCCGGCACTGCCGCCGCCTGAGTTGTTACCGCCAAAACTTGAAAGCCCGCCTGCGCCGCCGCCGTTGGAGCCGCCGCCACCCACAGTTATACCATAAGCCTGGCCAGGTAAGACATTGGTAGTTAGTAGCCTATACTGTCCAGCGCCACCACCACCGCCTGCATGATTACCGCCACCGCCGCCGCCACCCAAAATAATCACACTGACTGTTCTAACACCTGCTGGTGCGGTCCATTGTTGATTACCAACTGCGGTGAACAACTGTGTGCCTGTTGGAGTTTTTGAAGTGTCGTTGATGAAAATTGTCGTGCTTGCTAATCCATTATAAAGAACAACGTTA